TCAGGCTTCGACGGTTCGCATCAGGGTTGCCAGCTCATCCTTCACTGACTGTACCTGCGGGCCAATGACGACCTGCAAATTGTGCTGATTTAACTGTACTACGCCAATAGCCCGGTTAGCTTTAAGTGCGTTGGTATCCACTTTGGACATGTCCGCCACCGACAAACGCAGGCGGGTGATGCAGTTATCCAGAGAGGTAATATTATCCGCACCGCCCAGCGCCGCCAGAATAGCCGGCGTGTTATATCCGGATTTCCCAACGGTACCGGCCACCGCCTGTTCAACGCTGGTGGCCGTATCGGTATCGCGGCCAGGCGTTTTCAGGTTGAAGCGGGTGATGGCGAAGCGGAAGATCCCGTAGTAAACCGCGAACCAGATGGCGGCCACAACCGGCACCAGATACCACTTGGTGGACAGGCCGTGCAGGATACCGAATACCACGAAGTCAATCACGTTACCGTCGGTGTTACCGATGGTCACACCGAGCACAGCCATCACGGTAAAGCCCAGGCCCGTCAGTACGGCGTGGATGAGGTACAGTACCGGTGCCACGAACAGGAACAGGAACTCGATAGGTTCTGTCGTACCGCCCACCACGCAGGCAATAACGCCGGAGATCAGCAGACCTTTAATTTTATGACGATTTTCCGGACGGGCACAGTGGTACATCGCCAGCGCAGCACCCGGCAGGCCGCCGAGGAAGGCAGGCATTTTACCCTGAGAAAGGAAACGCGTCGCACTTTCAGAGAAGCCGTGAGTGGCCGGGCAGCTCAGCTGGGCCTGGAAGATGGTCAGCGCGCCGCTAACGGAATGACCGCAAACGTCCATGGTGCCGCCTGCTTCCGTAAAGCGGATCAGGGCAACCAGGATGTGCTGTAAACCAAACGGTAGCAGCAGACGTTCACCCGTACCGAAAATCATCGGGCCGAAATCACCCGCGCCGTTGATAATGCGGCCAATCCCGGTGATCCCCATGGCAAAAATCGGCCAAATCAGAGGGATGATCAGACCAAACAGACCCATCACAACCAGCGTAATGATTGGCACAAAGCGGGTCCCGCCGAAGAAGGCCAGCGCATCGGGCAGGCGGATGTTGTGGAAGCGCTCGTGCAGCATCCAGATAATCACCCCCGCGATCACGGCTCCAAGAATCCCGGTATCGATGGACTGAATACCAATCACGCTCTGAATGTTATTGGCTTTCAGTACCGCCGCGTCGGTCGTCGGCAGGATCCCTTTGGCGGTCAGCCAGAAGTTAACCGCAAGGTTCATGACCGCATAGCCAACGAAGCCCGCAAACGCCGCCACGCCTTTGTTTTCGCGCGCCAGACCCAGAGGAATGGCGATACAGAACATTACCGGCAGGAAGCTAAAGGCAAACGATCCGACCTTGCTCATCCAGATGAATCATGATTGAAGTGATATTAATATGTTAAATCAGATAGTTAAGGTTATGCGGTTTTTCTATGGGGCATCAGTGGGGCATTTTGAGTAAATGATGCGTTCAAAATGCCCACCTGGTCATGGTTATTCTCGGTCATCCATTTACCGTAAACCGTGAATAGCATTTGCGCTGACGAATGGCCCATCTGGTGCGCAACGAAATTTGGGTTCGCTCCGGCGACCAGTGCCCAGCACGCATATGTGTTCCTGGTTTCATAAGACCGTCTTTGTCGGACGCCTGCACGACGCAGGGCAGTGCGCCAGGCTGAATTAATGGATCCGGGGACGTAGCACATCGTCTTCTTACCGTTCATTGAAGTAATGGACGGCGAGAATATAAAGGTGCATTCATCGGTTCTCTTTTTTTTGTATTCCCGTAGGCTGACGCTTACCTTGTGGGATGCCATCATTCTGGTCAGTGGCATTTGCGCCTTGAGTGCATCAATTGCTGGCTGGGTCAGCTGTATTGTTCGAATCCCGGCGTTGGTTTTTGGCAGGGTGAAGTTTCCCTTCAGGGAATAGTTCCGTGACACTGTAACAGTCCAGTTGACAGTATCCACATCCTCCCAGGATAACGCGCTTAGTTCGCCATGCCTGACGCCTGTATTTACCGCAAAGATAACCATATTCTGAAACTGTAGCGTTGGGCAGGCCGCAACCACTCTCTGATACTCATCAGAAGTAAGAGGATCTGGAATGGGTCTTTCTTTTGCGAGAGGGGTAATACCTGCCATCAGATCGGTTTTCAGGTAGCCACTTTTGAAAGCAAAGCTCAGCATCCCGCCAAGGCATGCCATATAGCTATTGACTGTAGGAACGCTTCTTCCCTTTTTGGGTGGATGATTTAGGCCATGTCTGGTCTTCTGCCAGCCGTTCAGTAGCTCCTTCCTGGCACTAAGGATATCTTCAGTGTTCAGGCTGCCGATATACCTGTGCTCACCAATTGTTTCGATAGTGGTTGTGAGGTGGCAATCGTAACGCCTCAACGTCCCGAGGCTCAGCTCCATCTCTTTAAGTCCAAGCCATTTCGATTTCAGTTCAAGTAGTGAGATTTGCTTTCTGACAGTGCTGAATTTCTCTGCGTTCGATGAATCAGGGAATTGCGAGGCATAATTGAATGTGCCTGTCTTTATCGCAAAGCAGACTGAAGCCCGAAGTTCGCCTGCCATTTTCCTGTTTTTTGGCGTGTCAGGAACGCCGAGATTTTCCCTGACACGCTTCCCCTGATATATGAACCATATGCGTAACGATTCGCCATGAACCTCTACGCCTGTTGGGTATGCTGCCATAATCATTCCTCGTTTGATGTGCCAAAGGACATTTAAGCAGATATTCTCCGGCGTTTCGCTGGGCTTTGGTGCTCGATCCAGTGGTTTATCTCATCGCGGTTATACATGATTGGGCTGTTTTGCTTAGGTGCCATATCAGGGGCAACATGGCGATAATGCTTTCCCTCCATCCAGGTAGACCGGCGGGCATGCTGAATCATGTGCTTTGACATGCCGGTTGTCGCAGTTAAAAGTTCCTCTGTGACCCATTTATTCGGTACCAACTGAATAATGTCGCTCATGGTTTTCTCCAGGCAAAAAGAAGCCGCCCGTAGGCGGCAATAACATCAAGGGATGTGAGGCAGTGCTTTCGCACCCAATAGCCAGCTCATAACTGGCTATCAGTTGCGTCAGGCGAATCTGATTGTTCTGCGCTGCTTGTCGTCGCCTCGCAGTTTTTTAATCAGGTTGTATGCATCAGGAGCGCGCCATCTTTCACCAACGCACTCACGGTTCATCACCTCGACCAGATCATCCCACTGCTCAATAATCCCTTTGAAGGTTGGAACTCGTTTGGCGATAGCAGGGAAGTGATCCCGAATCTCCGGGATGGCTTCCAGTAACTTCATGCAACGCAACATATCGGATGGGTCATGCGGTGCGCCGAAATGGCTTCCGTAAAATGGCTTATCCAAACCCAAAGCAATGGATGCCATCGTCGCACTGCTAACGCCGACATCGCCTGTCGCCTGCCACTGCAAAACCTTCATTGCTAAATTTGACATAATTTCTCCTCATGCCGCGCGCCGGGCACGCAGCGATTTAATATGCTCGCTCGTCTCCAGTTCGGCACGTATCTGCGCCGACTCACGGTGATCGAGGTGTTCGAAATCGTTATTAAAGCGGTCGATTGAAGCGGTGTTGATCCGGCCCTGTCGCCAGTAGCGGACTATCTGTGATGTGCAGCTGTGGATGATGACGGGCCAACCGTGCTGGTCAGCGTAAATCTGACCCCGCTGAATTAGCTGGAACATTGGCTGACTCCTGCATCATGAGGAAGACAATCATTGCGGCACGAAGTGGGTTATCGTTAAAGCTATATGCATCGTTGGGATGAAAAGCCTCGGCCCCCCAACCGCCTCTTTTGTCCGCTTCGCTCATTGCGTAAATGCTGATTTTATTTGCGGTGATAATCGGCCAAGCATCCGCCGGGTTGTTGCATGGATCGAAGAATTCCCACTTTCCATCCCTGACAATTAGGACGCCTCTTCCCGTCAGTGAACCAATTAGTCTTGAAGCTATCTGAACCTTTCGATTAACTTCCTTATCACTCAACTTGCTGTAATCCATCAAATCCCCCTCTGCTTATTCCTCAATTCGATGACGCTCTGGCAATCCGCGCAGGTCTGGCAGCCGGGAACGGAAGCGCGCTGCGGCTCGGGAATCGGTTCGTCGCATTCTTCACAACGCTCAGCTGATACGTCGTTACGGTTCACTCGGTGAGCGGAAAGGGCAGCGTTACGCTGAAGCTCTTCAATCTCTGCTGCTGTATCGATGATATCGGCCATATTCAATGCTCCCGGAACTGTTGGTTAATTCGTTTGAAGGTGAACGCCAGCATTAAAAAAGGCCGACTAAGCGACCTTGTGATTAGTGCCTTCATGCCTCTGGCGCCGGAGGTGTGGGTGCCCAATGAGTAATGTTCATTTCCTCATCATCCAGGCTCTCGATCTGATAGTTCCAGTCCCAGTCACCTGTTTCAGTCATGCATTCTGAAAGCCAAACTGAGCGCCAGCCAATGACCCAGCCCTCACCGTTGGCGTCAAATAACAAACACTGCTGATCAGGGGCAGGCAGGCCATCTTTAACGGAAACAACCTCTGATTTAATAGCATCCCTCCACGCAACTGCCGCTAACTCTCCGCCAAGAATTTTCATGCGGGAATGCACTGCTGGCTCTTTCCCATCCTCAAAATCAACTACAAAAGTCACCTTGCTCATTGTTCTGCTCCGAAGCGGCGATTGAGCCGCCCTGTGTATACGACGAACTCCAGGAGGCTAACTCCCAGAGCTTCAATTTTCTTGTGATGCTTGTTGATGATGGGAGGCACCGTTTCGTTCCAGTTAGGCTTTGGCTTTTTGCGCATGGCCTGCTGGATTTCCTCGGTGCAGCGGCGGCAGGCGGCGCGGATGGCGTTTTCATTTGCTGGCGTCATGCGGCCTCCGTTCTCACAACTTGGATGGCGCAGCCGGGCAGCAATTTTCTGGCGGCTAACTCGTTTTCATGCGGAAAGTTAAGTCGCGCATATTCACCGAATAGCTCGCGAGCAGATTCGTCGTAAGCATGAGCGGCCTCTTCAGCCGAACGGTAGTAGCCAAGGTGGCGGCGCTCACGGCCTATTGTGATATTTGCACGGTATGGTTTTGATAAGTTATTAGCCCGAGAGACGCCTTTATATCCCGTTAAATTCGCTTTGCTTAACTCTCGGTTGTGCTGGTTCTGATTTAGCGTAGCCAAACGCAAATTGGACCATCGGTTGTTCGTGCCGTTATTATCAACATGATCGATGTGATACTTTGGCCATTCACCTGTCACTATCAGCCAAATGAGACGATGCGCGCGATAGAGGCGGCCAATCCTGACTTTGACGTAAAGCTTTCTACCGTTCCCACAAACCGAGCCAGCAACACTACCTTTCTGGACTTTTTTGCGACAAGTCTTCCAGGTCAGCAGCCCTGTTGTGGGGTCATATTCCAGAAGCTCTCTAACCATTTCGGCAGTTAATTCAGGGCAGTTTCTACTCGGCATTTTCATATCTCCCCGGAACAAGCTTCACATCGCCATCAACTTCATTCCCCCAAGCATCCCAGCCCGGCGCCGCGCTGCGGCTAAACAGCTCAATGCGCGGAACATCTCCGTAAAGCAGTTCCAGTCGGTGGCGCACTTCCCACGGCTTTTCGCTGTGCGCTCCGAGCGGGCTATATACCACCTGCTTAATCCCTGCGTGCTTTCGTTCCAGCCCGGCGCCGCGGGTGGCAATCAACAGGTCTTCTGTATTGGCCCGGGTGTGATTGCCGCCGTTCATGCGCGTCTCGGCGTTAAGCAGATCGAGGAAATCGTAAAAGTCGGTGACTTCACCCTCGGCCAGCGCCTTGTTGATGCGCAACTCGGCGTTCTGATTCAGCTTCACCCAGGTAAAGCCCTTCATCGTGCGCACGGTAAAGCCCCAGGCTTCGGCCAACTCTATCGCCTCCTGGTTATGCGTGCCGGTGTACCACATCGCCAGCACTGCATTTTCGGCAGCAAGTTCCCAAACCGGCAGGCGCTTGATGTCGATTAACTTCATAGTGGAGTAGTGGTCGGCTGCGGCGCCGTTGCTGATGGTGTTGCCGTAAGACCAGGGCGGATCAGCATAGATAAGAGAGTATTTTCCGGTCATGGAATTACACCTCGAAAGCAAGTTGTGGCGTGAACCGATCGCGTTCTGCGTCGTAATTCAGCGAACTTGCAGAGTTATAGGCTTCAATGCGTTCTACCAGCACCGCAGCGCGTGTTTCTTTGCTTGCCGGCGCGTAGGCTGATTTATCCCATGCCTTGTCGATTCCGATGTTGCGCGCAACGTTTGTACTGTCGGCTGACGACAGCGGGATATGGCGGAAGATATCGGCGTTCAGCATGCGCAGGCCGTGAAGCTTTGTTATCGGATAACCGTTTATATCGACAACTTGACGGATGAGATCACGTAACTTTGCCCGACATGAGCGCGGGCGCTTCGCGTCGTATTCACCCATGCTACCGATGCATACGCGCGGAAATTCCCGACACAGGCGGAAGAAACGTTCATCGGGCTCGTTCATGTGCCACACCGGAGCGCCGACTACTTTGCCGTGCGGCCACTCGGCGATTAACGCATCGTTCTCTTCACTGGTCCCGCCTATCACGTCAGGGATAACAGCAAAAGCAAAGCGAGGGTGATTCATCCAGCGACCTACAAACGCGTAGTAGTCATTCCAGTTAACAACGCGCTTTTTCGTCCAGAAGCTGAATGCGCCGTTATCCAGCGCGAAAGACTGGGTGACTTCGCTGGCCAGGGCTAATTGACCGGGGTTGGCGAAGGAAATGAAAGCGTGCCTGCCTTTCCATGCCTTCAGGGCGCATGTGTCCGGCGTAATAGGGCCGCCGTGAAAATGGATCATGCCGCCTCCTGCCTTTCCCGATATTCCTCAGCGAGCCGCTGCGCCTTTAATGGATTGCTGACCACTTCTCCCCATGGCATTAGCCATCCGTTACCAATGAAGGGAAGGCACAGTGTGCCAACCCTGATGTCGTCGTGAGCGTGAGTCATAGGATGGACTCCATTTCGTCGATATAGATGCCCTGAGAAATCAGGCGGCGACGGCGTGCGGCACGAGCTATGCACTCCTGCCGCCTACCTTCCTGCGATTGCTCAATAGCGCGCCGGGTGAACAGGCGCGATTTACCTTGCGGCGTTACGACCTTCGGCTTCGTTACGAGGTCGAAAGTGCGGTCGCAGATGCCGTCCTCGTTGATCCATTTTTCCGACTCAACGATCTGAGCTATCTGTCCGGAGCCGCGGGTAATGCCGTTGGCGACCCGGTTAAACTCGATGAGCGTTACGCCAAACTTCTCGGCGATTTCGCTGCCGGTTACCGGGCGGCCGCGCGTCTGAATCATCCAGATAACGCGCTCACGGAGGCCAGAGAATTGCCCGGTGCGCCCGGGCCTGCGGTAGAAGGGTGTTCGTTTCATTCGAGCTCCAGAATGCGGCGCTTCGTGTCCGCAACAAGTTCGAGGAAATCATTTCTGCGTGCGCGAAGCCGGGCTATTTCTGTTTCACATTCAGCAGCTGTAAGGCGATAAACGATGAGCTGCTTACCGTCCGGGAAGTCTGAGCAGTAGCTGATGAAGTCCACCCAATCCCTGCCGGAGCAATCAAGGTGACCGACCAGTTGCCATCTGTATGCCGGATCGAAGGAGCCGCGGGTGAGGGTGGAGTAGTGAGTGGCGGCAATGACCGACTTAATCTCAACGAGCCCGTCCTGGCCAACGAGGCCGTCGGGGCTGTCGCCGTAAGTTTCGTGATCAAAGAACCCGCCGTTATCCACATCGACGAAGTTCATCTCTTCGTAGAGCATGCGGGCAATGGGCTCCTGATCGTGCCCGCGTTCCATGTGTTCGTTTGAGAAGCCGAACTCAGACTTGCACCCCTTAATCTGCTCAAGAGCCAACTGAAGGGCATAACGCTTGGCTGGCTCACCAAACGCCTTTCCATCGTTAGCCATAATCAGTCCGAAGTTTGAAGCGGTGGCCTTACCCAGGCGAAGAGCATCCCACTCTTCACCGTTTTGCTCGACGTCGTGCCAGATCATGATGAACACTCCTGTTCAAGCTGGCGGCGATGCTCCGGAGAAATGTCCATTCTCGCCAGCACGGCATCAAGGTTGCCATCGCGCTTAAAGGCGGCCTTAGCGTTATTCCATGCCTGCGTTTTTTCCGGCGAAAGCACCGGCTTTGTAACTCGCGCCGGGCTTAAGCGGAGGCCTTCAACCGATTCCTTTCCGAACCGGACATTTTTATCGACGTAGACCGTTACCTTTACGCCAACCCAATCTTCTAGGAATGGCGAGCCGGTAATGCTTTTCAGCATCTTGCTGTTGGTGGCATTCAGAATCATCGGCTTGAGCTTTTCGCCGGGGCGCAGCTCGCGCTCTTCAAAATAAGCTGTGTTGAAAACGTCTTTGGATTTTTTTGTTTTGTCGTTTTCTAAAGTTGCCCGGGCGATCGTCAGCACCGTAGGCTCAACGATGTCGGCGCTGCTTAGGTAAGGGGAGTCAAATGCCTTGCGGTAATGTGTTTTTGAATCTGTCATTTTGCAGCCTCTCTGATGAATCTGTGTACCAAAGGCCTGAGAGCATCCTGGATAGTGAAATGCTCGCGTCGCTCTTTGCTGCTGTCATAAATCGGTGTCCAGCCGCATCCCGTATTCACCTGGATCACCTGGTAACTACCTTTCCCATCTCTCCACTGAATTCCGTTCATCGAGAGCCACTCCTTAAAGTCGGCTAATTTCGATTTGTGGAGTAAATTTCTGCGGGCCATTAACTCTCTCCTTAAAACGGGCAGCCGGTGCGGTGTTCCCAGTCGTATTCCGCTTGGGCGTAAGCAACTGCCGAAATGAAATCGTTGTAGGCCTCGCCAGCTTTATCGCTGCGAAGCCCTTCGTATGGGCTGGAGTCAATCGGGACTGAGAAGTGGAAGAGGCCGGACGGCTCTTTTGGCATCATGTCGATGATTTGCTGAGCCCGGTTGTCGATCCACTTCTCCTTCTCGTCGGTAAGCTGCTGCTCAACCCAGCGCCGATCTTCGATTCGGTCGTAAGTGAGGTATGCGTTCATGGCTGAACTCCTGAAATTTGGATGTGCAGATCTCGCCCTCTGGTGACAGGCAGCAGTTGAATTGGTTAAGGGTTATTTGCCTAGGGATCTGAAAATGCGTATATGGCTAGTTGATTGCTTCGTTAAGCATTTTCTCTATAGCCAGCTTGCCATCATTTATCTGAGCAACTTGCTTATCGAAGTTCTCCTGGTAGTGGGCTAGATTCTTTTCCGATGCAGAGAAGAGGCGTTCTTTGATTTTTTGTAACTCATCCCTGCTGAAAACAATACCCATATTGCGGCACTTTTTGACATCATCAATGCTCAGGCCGTTACCATTGAGTTTTTCCATGGCAATGCGCTTAACACACTGCCTGGCTTCTTCAATGGTCTTGTAGAACTCAACCGTATCGCTTCCCCCACTGCCATCTGAATAGCGATTTACTCGTAATGCTATATCCCCATTAGTGCTACCCAAAAGAGATAAGCACTTGATGCCTTCAAAGTTTTTACGTCCATAGTAGTTGTCAATTGAAGACATAAAATCTTCAAATTTTTCAATGGACGGCACACCGTAATCACGACGAATGGCAAATTTAACCTGCCCGGTCATTACATCTGCGAAATGGTCCAGGTCAGCATCATTGATATGATCTGAGAACGCTTTGACCTGCTTAACCATTTCTCTCCAGAAGCTTAATGTGTTCTGTAGGTTGCTAATTTCCGAGTTGATCTTCTCAATTTTCAACTTCGCATCAGCAAGGGCTTTTTCTTGTTTTGCTTTTTCACGAGAAGACCATGTTTCAACTGGCTGGTCATGTAGGCTCTTTACCACAAAACGCTCGCCACCAGGGATTTCATCACCCTGCTGCGTGACAAACACTTCCTGGACGATTGTTTCCTGATTATTCAGCGCACCAACGACAACGACCTTACGGCCGTCAGAAAGAAATTTAGTTTCCATGACAAAGTCCTTAATGGGTAAGAGGGTTGCCGTGACCGTCCAGAAGGACGTCAATCACGCAGTCACTGAGGCGGATGATTTCTGCATCGGTGTGCAGGTACACCCATTTGCGCTCCTGAATGACTGCTGAGACGCGATAGGTGCGGCCTTCATGCATTGCCATCATGCCGGGCGTGACGCACTGGCGAATGAGCGGGGTGGTTCCGTAGTGGTTGATCATACCTTCACCTCAACCTGTTTCAGGAGGCCAGCGATATGCATCTGCCAGCGGTTAAGCGTCAACTTTTCACGCGGGTTCGATACCGACGTCAGCTGCCACTCGTTATCGTTGAGCTTTTTGGCGGTGTACTGCTTGCCGTTGTGGGTGACTGTCATGATGCCTCCCGGGCTTTGGCGTTTGCCGCATTGATGGCGTCAATGTTCATCAGGCAGTAGATAGCGCATTCAGCGTCGTAATCACTCAAGCCGCCGCTTGCCAGCTTATTAAGTGCGGTGCCAGTTAAGCCTATCTTGAAGCAGATAGAGCCGTGTTTAGGGCCATATCCATAGCGATGGTCTTCACGCTGATCGCTCCATTGGGCGTAGTTTTTTGTGCCAAAATAACGCTCGCTCAGACGGGTGAACCCAGACGCAATGTCGTTAATCGCGTCTTCAACACACCCGCGTCGCTCCGCGCTTTGTTTCGGGTCTCCGAAGTTAATGATCGTCATGCCATTCCGAACCATATCAACCGTTAGGCCTTTATTGGCCTGGTTGATGCCTTCAGACACTGCAATCAGCTCTTTACCGATGCGTGAGGTGTCATCAACAAACTTCGCCTTCAACTGAGCCAGTTCGGCTTCAATTGCCATTTTCTTTTTGGTCAATTCGATAAGAGTCATAATCATCTCCACGCTTAAGGCCGCGCCGCCGAACGGTTAATACAAGACTTCTACGCAGTTATTCAGTGTTTCAATGGGCGGTGGATGGCCGCCGGTTGTCATAAATGGGCAGACTCGAAAATCTGCCTATGTATGGCCGATAAAAAACCCGCCGGAGCGGGTCTATTCATCTTCAGAACTCATTAGCAATTTAAGCGCTTCAAATGGTGATGTTTGTCCTTCAAGTTTTTTGGCGAAGAAGTCAGCCTGATCTTGGGTGAATGAGTCAAACGCCTTATTTAAGCTATCTCCATCATCTGAAAAGTTGACGTTGATGCTCATTTCTAAACCAGAGATCATCGTTGATATACACAGCGCAGGATCACCGTCGCTATCCTCACCTTTTTTCACCAGTATTTGCCGGTCGTGCGATTCAAATACTTTTGCAAATTGCTCCATATCCTTACCCTCTGTCGTTACCCGCTGATGCGGGAGAAATGCTTTGTGGTGGAGTGCTCCGGATTCGAACCGAAGTTTTCATGGGTGATCAGTCCATGCAGGCCCAGCCACACCCCACTACAAAACATTCCAGTTACGCACCATTGCCGCTCTCCCTGAGCCCGCCGGGCGTCCGACGCATGGTTTACTGTCGCGCCGTTCGACTGACCGAACCTCCACTTCGCCGCTGGCTAACTTCGCTCAGCTGTCGATGTTTCGTTTCGATGGGTTAACAATACTAGCGGTATTAATATATAGCAATACCGCCAGTATTAATAAATCTTTGATTAATACTAAGAGTATGAATTTGATGTGATTTTATTTTTGTAAATACCAGTGCTACGCTTAAAAAAACAGCAGGAGGGATGTGCATGGTTCTGGATGAAGAGCGTATAAGCATGAAAATTCAGGCGATGGGGCGGGCGGTGATGGAATTGTCACTGGCTGATTTACCCATGACCCAGCAAAACATCATCGACAAGCTGAAGCAGTACCGGAAGGAAACAGGAAACGTGATAGGGAAGGGAGCTAACAGGGATGCTGCGGAGTTGGTGAGGAAGGGGCAATAAAAAAGCCCGCACGGGCGGGCAGGTAGTGTTGCGATAGTTATTGTTATCAGCTTCAGGCTGGATAGTTATCGGCAGAATGGCGGATAGCTTTATGGGTGGGCAATAAAAAACCCGGCGCGGTGGCCGGGTTATAGTGGTCAGAGCTTAGCGACCATTTTATCAATCGCCTCTAGGCATGACTGCTTGTATGGACCATTAACTTTAACTCTTCGGTTCATAACCCTTACACTTCCAGTTGGTAGAATGGAGAACGGGCAACCCTTAGCAAATGCCACAACACCTGTTGTTTGAAAATCTTTGATATTAACGATCCCATCGTCAACATCATTAAAATCAAATATGTGAGGGTGACTGACTAACAACTGTTGAATGTCATTGTCGATTGAATTCAAAACGGCCGCATAAGCAGAGGCTGGGCCCATATACTGAGTTAGCCTGTTTTTTGCGATCATATGCACCTTTGGCAGCGGTCTATCAACTGCATTAAGTTTGTTAGCAAAGGCATATGAGGCATAGATGTCGGAAGGGAGTTTTAAGCCGTAGATCAAAGAAAATGCGTTCTGTATAGCCCGCCGAGATGAATCGTCAGCCATAACGGGCAAAATAAGCTTGTCAATCGCAGCGAGAGCAATTTGGGTGTAAATTGAGAAACTTGGATTGCAATCGACAAACAAAACATCATATTCGTCCCTGATACCATCTATTAAATCATTTATCCAATCAATTATACTTACCCAAGCATTAGTTCCGGGTATTTGTTGGTTTGCCAGTGTATTGATAGCATTTGCCTGAAGCTCAAGCAGTGGATCACCACAGATTAAGGAAATGTTACTCGGTATATGGTCATTAAATGACTTTGGATGAGTTAAGTAGTCATGAGAGTCGAAATTAGGCTTCTGATATGGTGTCGGTAAGCGCATCTGGAAATAACCGCCTAAAGTGCAACGGCTTGCTAAATCGTGTCTGGTAAGGAGATTAATGCTCCCATTACCAATCAGCCCTCCCAAAAATAGCTCTGAAAGGTTTGCTTGAGGGCAAACATCAATTACTAAAACCCGCTCGAGCGGATTGGTTTCTGCATATCTGCAAATGGCCTGAAAGGACAAGCTGGTCTTACCGGTGCCGCCCTTGTTATTCCAAATCGCATATTTCTTCATAAACCCCCCTCTGGTTAACGATGTCACTCATGGTCAACGCAATGACCAATGGTAAATGGTTAACCAATGGTGACACCGTTTACCATAAACGTCAACAGCCTGGTAAATGGTTTACCACTGGTTATATCGTTGACCAATAAAAAAGGCCGCATCTCTGCGACCCCTCAAGCAACCATTCAAACCAGCCGCATCTTCGTCTCTACAGCAACACCGATAATTCGACAGTTACCATTCACCGCTACCAATGGCCACTGTGGATTTAAACCCTTCAGGTACTTCTGCGCACCGTCGATCACTAACTTCTTAAATGTTGCCTCGTTCGAATCGGATAGCTTTGCTATTACCAGACTGCCGTTGATTGCCTCGCGCCCAGTATCGAAGAGGACAAAGGTTCCTTCTGGGATGCTAAGACCCGCCGGTGCTGTCATTGAGTCACCATCTACCTGTAGCCAGAATGCCTCACCTTGAATGTGAGCATCTGATTCAAGCCAAAGGTCTATATCCTTTAGGGTGTACGGCTCAACCGCTTCACACCAGGCGCCCGCCTGAACTTTGCTAATCACCGGATATTTTGAGCCAGGTGAATAATGCCCTGCGAAAGAAGTATTTTCCGACGCCACCGAGCTCATATCAGAGATATCCTTCGCAAGTGACGGGCTGAAATCAGAGACACTAACCCCAAGAAGCCTGGCAAAGACCGATGCTACCGCTGTATTTAAGGCATTCCTTCCATTGAGGTAATGGCCGACGGCACCCTGAGAAATGTCCAGCGCGTCCGCAATGGATTGCTGAGTAATACCCAGTTCTTTTTTCTTCGCTTCGTAAAGGGCTTTTAAACGCTGTGAATCAGCCACTTGAGCGGGGGTGAGAATCTTTTTCTTTTCCATTATCAGATATTAATACCAAAGCTCATATTTTAAAAATACCGCAAGTATTGATTTGTGTAATACTTCTGGTATTGTTTGGTTATGCACTCAATGGAGCAACCACATGAAAATTTCTTTAGCTGAGTTTGTTGGCGAGGTAGGTCAGGCCAAAGCAGCTGATGCCATCGGCGTTCACCAAACGGCAATTAGTAAAGCGATCAGGGTTGGTCGTCAGATTTTTATCAACAAGCTTCCTACTGGCGAGGTGAAGGCGGTCGAATACCGCGATTTTCCTCATAGCAAGAAGCAGGAACATCAGGAATAGCACATGCAATCACTTACTTATCAACACAATACCGGATTACACCCGGGAGCGATGATAAACCGCGCTCAAGCTAAGGCGGCGCCAGACCACGAAAAGATCCGCGATGCGGTCCGGGCATGGTCGTCTGCGCTGGACAATCAGGACGTCGTTTCGGCTCTGATCATCAACGAATACCGGGAGCAGGGTGGGAGCGCCATCAGCTTTCCGGAAGACATCAGCCGGGCCCGCCAGAAACTGTTTCGCTTTCTGGATAACCGTTTCGACTCTGAGCAGTACCGCGAGAACGTGCGCCAGCTGACACCGGCAATCATGGCGGTCCTGCCATTGGAGTACCGGCACCGCCTGGCGCCACAGAATGACACGATGTCGCTGATCGCCTCTGCGATGAAAGAGTGTGCAGAGGCTAAACAGGCCGTGCTGCTGGACGCTCCAGAGCATCAGAAGCTGAAAGAGGTAAGCGAGGGTATAGCGTCGCTGTTCCGCCTCATGCCGGAGCAGGTAGGACCGCTGATGACGATGGTGACGTCGATGTTGGGGGTTATGTGATGGGAAGTATCAAAAATGGCGAAAGCCAGTCTGCGTCAACAGAACTGGCCTTCAGATGCAAATCGTGTGCACTCATTGCAGGAGGAATAATGGCAAAAAATCCACGCTATTACCATACCGCTGTACATAAAAACATAACCCGCGACCGCTTCATCCGCTCGGTTAATCCGATTGTGGCAGAGAAGATGCGCGCCATTCTGGAAGAACTGAAACGTAAGGAGAGTGGCCGTGGGTAACGTATCCAATTTAGCCGAAGCCAGAGAGGCCAGAAGGCTCCAGAAACCGCGCACGAATGACGGTAAGGGGTTTGCCTTGCTGCACCGTAAAATTATGGATGTGCCGTTCTACAAGGACGCTGAGGCGGCTCATTTATGGGTTCACCTGCTCCTGCGTGCTAATCATGAACAGACACTGGTATCTACTGATGTTGGCGATGTGATCTGCGAGCGCGGAGAGTTCATCACCGGGCGAAACACACTGGCAATGGAAACGGGTTTGACCGCTGATCGCGTTAAATCACTGCTCCGTAAATTCCAGAATCTGGGCATGATCACCACCAAATCAAACAACCGTTTTACTGTTCTAAAAGTGGTCAAATATGACGAATATCAGTCAAATTTTTGTCCAGCCGATGTCCAGCCAGTGTCCAGCCCAAGCGCAGTCGTACCAATGCCTGCGGAGGTGGAGTGTCCAGCCGATGTCCAGCCAGTGTCCACAGATAACAATATATTAAATAACTTACTACCTAACGGTAGTAAGTATGTCGCAAATGACCAGAAACCCGCTGAAGAGAAAAAGTCCCGTTTGTCATGCGATGAAGTATGGCAATGCCTGAAAGACGAACTGCCTGAAGCCCGGGGGTGGAGATGCCTCACTGATGAGCGACGCAATCTGATCCGCACCTTCTGGGGTAAGGCTAACAAGATTGCCCGCAACCTGGACGGCAAGCCGATGGATATGGACGGTTTCAGAAGCTATCTGCGCTACATCGCTCAGAACTGCCGCTGGATGCTTGAAGACCGACCAGACCAGAAATCCGGGAAGACCTGGCGCCGCATGAAATTCGATAAGTTCCTGACCGAAAAGCTCTACATCGAAGTGCGCGAGGGGGATCGTGATGACCGCTGAATTCATGGCTGTACCACAAAACATCGAAGCAGAGCAGAGCGTAATCGGTGGCCTGCTGCTGGATGATGACAACAGCGAGCGAGTCCAGAAGGTTCTGGCGATGCTCAAGCCTGAGTCGTTCTACAGCCGACCTCACCAGTTGATCTTTGCCGAGATGCGCCAGATGTTCCGCGACAACAAGCCAGTCGATGGTCTGACATTGTTCGACGCGCTTGAAGGCAAAGGGCTCGCGGAGCAGGTAGGTGGCTTTGCTTACTTGGCTGAGATCGCCAAGAACACTCCAAGCGCTGCAAACATCGTGGCATACGCAGCATCAGTCCGGGAAGCCGCAATGGAGCGCTACGGTATCAACCGCCTGACCGAAGCTACCGAGCTGCTGTATTCCCGTAACGGCATGAGCGCTACGCAGAAGTACGAGGCCATTCAGGGTATTTTCACCCAGCTCGCAGACCATTCAAAAACCGGCAGCCGCCGAGGGTTGAGATCGTTTGGCGAGGTTATGGATGACTGGGTAGCAGATCTGGAGAAGCGATTTGACCCTTCAGGCGAACAGCGCGGCATGAGTACCGGCATCCCGTCACTCGACAGGCTGCTGGCGCCGAAAGGTCTGGTTAAAGGCTCTCTGTTCGTGATTGGCGCAAGGCCAAAGATGGGAAAGACAACCCTGTACGGGCAGATGGCGATCAACTGCGCGGTTCGTGAGAAAAAGCCAGCGCTGATGTTCAGCCTCGAAATGCCTGGAGACCAGATCCTTGAAAAGCTGGTTGGTCAGAAGTCGGGCATTAACCCGAGCATTTTTTACATGCCCGCTACGGATGACGCCGATGACCAGTACCAGGGCGACTACGACGGCGACTTTAAGAAGGCGATCGCCACAGCTGGGAGACTGAGTGAAATCGACATGCTGTACATCGACGACACTCCTGGCCTGTCACTGGCGCATATCGTTACCGAATGCCGTCGAATTAAGCGCGAGAAAGGCTGCGTAGGCATGATTCTGGTTGACTACCTAACACTGATGACCGCCGAAAAAGCAGACCGTAATGACCTGGCCTACGGGATGATCACCAAAGGGTTGAAGAACCTCGCCAAAGAGCTTGGCTGCGTCGTCGTGCTGCTGACCCAGCTCAACCGCGAACTGGAGAAGCGAGTGAATAAACGCCCGTTACCGAGCGATTCCCGCGACACAGGACAGATTGAGCAGGACTGCGACTACTGGGTTGGCATCCACCGGGAAGGTGCTTTCGATGACAGCGTGCCGCCTGGAGAAACCGAGTTAATCCTGCGACTCAACCGCCACGGCAATACCGGCACGGTTTATTGCAATCAGATCAACGGTGCAATTTACGACACAGACCAGCAGGCCGCCGCCGCAGAACGCCGCGGGCGCGAGCAGCAGCCAAAAAAGAAAGGGGGCTTCTGATGACTGGAAGAGAAGCTATCGAGTGGTACCTGGAAGGTTACGGCTCATTCACTGCGGAGCTGGTATGTGAAGCAACCGGAGTGTCCCGCTCTCAGGTGCTGGCGGCATCGTTCAAGATGCGACAGAACGGCGAGATTGTCCTTCGCGAACGTAACTGGCGAACCAATGTGTACGTGGCCGCCGAAGACGATGAAGGGAAGCAGATCAACCGCGACGGCGAGAACACAATTTTCCAGGAGTGCCGTAACAGCGCGGCTATGAAGCGAGTTTTGATGGTTTGGGGGAGGGTAGGGGCATGAGCGTGAAACGTTATGAGTGGGTGGCCTGTGATGAGCATTCGTGCCATTGCGACGTGGTAGAGAGCGCTGAAGGCGATATGGTCGATTACGAAGACTATGCCGCACTCGAAGCCAGATGCGCGGCGCTGGCTGCGGAGAATGCGTATTTGATTCCCAAAGCGGCCAGCGAACTGTCAAATGCGTGGGTGCTTCATAAATACCTCATTGGCATTCAAGCGGCGATTATGTATCTGGATAACGGCAACAAGAAGTCCGCCCAGGAATGGCTGTACGGAACTATCGCTGGTCCGGGATTTGAGTTCCCTGATGAGGTAGAGGACATCGACGCATGGGCAACTCATCAGATGCGCGGCAGCATCAGCCATCCGCAAGCGATCGAAATCATCAAAGCAGAAACCCCAGAGACCGACGCTTTCCTGGCTGAAGTGCGGGCGCAGGGTGTGGAGATGTTTGCATCAAAGTGCAAAGAAGAATCGAAGCGTGCCCACTCTTCAGACGCCAGGGATTCCTGGTGGGTATCGGGTGAAAACGCTGACGACTTAGCCGCCCAGCTTCGCAAAGGAGTGCAGTCATGAGCAACATCGACAAACATGCCGTCCAAGCAGTTGCCGATTTGAAAGCTGGTTACACCCTCGGTCACGCTGATGTGGCAATCCTGAACGAGCTGGCGCGTATCGTGCTGGCATCGCTCGAAGCGGAGCCTGTGGCGTGGCTACTGTCAGGAGGCGGCGCTAAAAACCACGTCAGCTTCGATAGTGGCAATGCTTATGCCGACCCGCTGCGAGAAGTAACGCCGCTTTACACCGCCCCTCCAGCGCCGGTATCTGTGCCTGATGCGATGGAAATGGATGATGACTTTGACAGCGCGTTTGAACACGGAAAAGCTGTCGGCTGGAACGCCTATCGCGCAGCCATGCTTCAGTCGTTCGGTAATTCCGAACAACTCAACTCTCCGGTGATTCCGGATGGTTGGGTGCTGGTGCCAGAAGAACCCACCCATGAAATGCTTGAGGCTGGTGATGAACAATTCGGAACTTACGATGTGTATCGCCGGATGATAGCAGCATCACCGCAGCAGAAGTGATCTATAATCCCCTCAAATAACCGAGGGGGTTTTATGTCTAACGAAGAAATGACTCCAGCAGAAAAATATAAAGCTTCAATGAAAAGACATAAAAAGTTCTGGAGGAAATCACAAATTGCAAATGCGAAACGGTTTGATGCTGGAGAGGTTGAATCTGTTGATGGTTTTAGATCTCCTTATGAGACCAGAAAGAAGAGAGGGAGGACTGCTGACTAATGTCTGACTGGAACATTGCAGCAAAGCCGCAGGAAGAACGCGACAAGGTTAATGTTGACCTGGCAGCCTCCGGCGTGGCCTACAAAGAGCGCCTGAATATGCCGGTTATCGCCGAGCAGGTAGCTCGTGAGCAACCAGAGCATCTACGAGAGTATTTCATGGATCGCGTGCGGCACTATCGCGAGCAGAGCTTTGCATTGCCTAAGGCATCTGATCCTCGCTACATTGAAATGACTGAGCAAAATGCAAAATAAATTTTAGGAGATTCAAATGGAAAATAGCATGAGCATCACAACGATTCTTGAAAGAGAAAGGGAGCTTGATGATCTTGTTAAGGTGTGCCTCGATGAGCTTGAGGTGATTGACATCCATGGACAGATTTACTCAATTCCTCTTTCCCACCTAACGAACGCAGAGCAGGTGGTACATTGGGTCTGGAAGATTGCTGAGAGAGGTGATTTCGCCATGGATGTTGTTCGTAAATTTACTGAAGTTGCGTCCCATTATGTGGGGTTTGACGCTAAAAAATAAATCGCCAAGGACCGATTTAATAGCTATACACATGTTTTACATTCCGCTCGCATCTTAACCAAATTTTTCTTGGTATAATGATTTTTTACAGGCGAATGACGTGTGAGGTCCGGGATTTATGACTTGTGAAGTATGTAACAAACAACCCCTTGGACGAAGGGACCCGCCTCTTCCATGCATGGTCTTGCAAGGCGATAACTCCGTTAACTTCAGCCATCACGGACGCGAAGCAAACGAGCGTTATTACAAATGCTCGGAATGCGGTCATGAGTGGATGAGAGAGACAGGAAATTGCGGCGAAGGCTGGATTCCTTAACTATATATTGTCGCTATTCGCAAATTGATTTTCCATAATCAACCCGCCATAATCGTGTCATCGGAGCCTGAACAACTCCGGTGACTTCTGCGCATTTAAGGGGACTTAAATGCGACCACAATCTGAACTCCTCGCCTTGTCACAGATGCAGAAATGCAACTGCGATTTTCTACATTCTTCGGTTTCCGTTAAGGAGGCCGTATGACCCTGCCAGTAGACGGCATCAAACTCCATCGCGGCAACTTCGCGGCCATTGGCCAGCAGATTCAGCCATTGCTGGATGCCGGGCAATGCTTCCGCCTGCAAGTCAAACCGTGGCGCGAGAAGCGCAGCCTGTCGCAGAACGCGCTCAGCCACATGTGGTACGCGGAAATTAGCGAGTACCTCATCGCCCGCGGCAAGACCTTCGCTACGCCTGAGTGGGTCAAGGACGCGATGAAGCACACCTATCTCGGCTATGAGAGTAAAGACCGGATAGACGTCGTGTCCGGAGAGGAGACCACAGTTCAATCTCTCCGCCATACCGCCGATCTGGAAACTGGCGAGATGTACATCTTCCTGTCCAAAGTCGAAGCCTGGGCGATGAATATTGGGTGTCACCTGACCATTCCGCAGAGCTGTGAATACCAGCAGTTGCGCGATAAGCAGGAGGCATGATGTCTACTCCACTTTCTCGCGTCATCACCAACGAAATCTTCCGCGTTCCGGCGCCCCGTAAGCGTAAGCCCGCGATTAAGCCGTCCGATATCCCGACCCTGAAGGACTACACCGCCCGCCTGGTGGATCAGAAATGGCTGCGTCTCGCGGCACGGAGGAATCATGCGTAAACCATCCCGCCGTAAGTGCAAAGTATGCGGTGAATACTTCGTGCCGAAATTCCATGATATTCGGATCCGCTGGTGCTGCCCGGAACACGGCGCAATCCTCGCAATGGAAGAACGCGAGAAGGAGAAGGTAAAAGCCGCGGCTAAGCGCATTAAGGAGCAGAAGGAAGCCGAGAAAGCAGGGCGCCAGCGCCGCGCAGAACGCCGTAATGAGTTGAAGCCAATCCGCCACTGGGTGCAGATGACTCAGCGAGCTTTCAACGACTGGCGGCGTGAAACGCTTCTGGCCGCCGGGCACGGCTGTATCTCATGCGGCACTAAGAGCGCTTTTGTATGGCATGCCGGACATTACCGCACCACAGCGGCTGCACCTCAGCTGCGCTTCAACCCAGATAATTTGTGGTTACAGTGTCCAGTCTGCAACGTTCATAAATCAGGGAATATCGAGGCCTATCGTGCAGCCTTGGTCGAGCTGATCGGTGAAGAACGCGTACTGGCCCTCGAATCAAACAACGAAAACCACCGATATACCCGCGAAGAACTGGACGGCATCCGCGCCAAAGCCAGGGCAGATCTTCGCGCTCTAAAACAGCAGGAGGCAGCATGAAACCAGAAACGCTTGAGATACTCCGCACGCGCTGGCAGCGCCTACGGATTTACCGCCGACCGGGCTCCGTGCTGGTGGATTACAGCATCCTCCGTAACTTCGTTCGCATCTATCACCCAGCAGGAGCCGCACAATGAACAGCCAGCAACTGGAATACGTACGTCAGCAGCTCATTGTGGCGACCGCAGACCTCAGCGGGGCGACGAAAGGGCAGCTGGTAGCTTTCGCCGAGAACGCGCAATTCACCGCGACGGCGTGCAGCCGGGGCCGGAAGAAAATCACTGACCCGGTCACCGGCCGGAAAGTTAACCCTGATGGACCGGCGATGAGCTGTAGCCAGTCCCGCGCTAAGGGATCATCTATCGCGCTTGTCAGCCCGGTGGAGTTCGTGACCGCATCGTGGCGCCGCGCTGTGCTGTCGCTGGAAGAGCATCAGAAAGCATGGCTGCTGTGGAACTACAGCGAGAACATCCGGTTCGAGTACCAGGTGACGATCACCCAGTGGGCGTGGGCAGAGTTCCGGGAACAGATCGGCGCGAAGAAGGTGGCGGGCAAGACGATGGACCGCCTGAAGAAACTTATTTGGCTGGCGGCGCAGGACGTGAAATCTGAGCTGGCGGGCAAGGATGTATATCAGCAGCAAGACCTGGCGGCGCTGTGTGGCGTTAAACCTGATAACTGGTGTCATAACTACGCCGACTACTGGCGGGCCATGTGCACCATCTTTAAGCGCCTTGACGGCGATTCCCTGTTGAACGCTGTGAGAACACGATCACAACAAAAGGCTACTTTTTCGCAGCGGGGTATTGCAAAAGTCAATTAAATAGCATACATTTCATGTAAATCTGATATAGTCGCCATAGCTTCGTAGGTCGACAAAGAATTAAGAGCCTCGCCACCGTGCGGGGCTTTGTTTTTTGTGCTTTCTGTAAACCAAGTGGTCGTTAAAAGTTAAAAATCATTTTTTACTTATGTAAAATGTGGCCTCCAGTTAAAACAGAGAGGCCTCATCATGAAGAACTTCCAGCTTTACGTTGGCGGCACTAACAACATCACCTATCGTTACGAAATCAGAAAGGTGGATGATGCTTTTAGTGTTCGAATATTTAACGTCATAAACAAAGTGCACAAAGAGGTTGGTAGCAAGTCACTTCGTTTTGTGTCAGCTCATGATGTCATTGATGAGTGCACATCGCATTACAGGAGGCACGCTAAAGGCTTAAGAGGCTTTTTACGTGGGCTCAAAATGTGGTGAAGGTGCAATTCAACAGACAGGTCGCTCAGGCGGCCTTTTTTATTGCCTGTAGCTCAGTGGAAAGAGCACCAGCCTTCTAAGCGGTTGGTCGCTGGTTCGAATCCAGCCAGGCGAGCCATCAGCAAAACAAGTCGTCATCGCGGCGGCTTTATCTTGCATCAGGTGCATAACTGAATTCGCGAATACGTTATGCCCTCCGCTCCACGAAACGGAGTGCACAACAGGAAAGAGCATTTGTAGGGTTCGACTCCCTGCCATGGGGTTGCGCCACATGATGCGAGTCATGAGTGCTCTGTCCGTTGTGGTGAATGTCCTGATGGCGTCGTAAAGCGATAGCCGTGAATGCCGGATAGCAGCGCCGGCCACCACAAACCAAACCCACTACCTGGAACCCTTCGGCCAGAGAGCCGACATTGCCTTACCCTCATCTTCCTGGCTTGTCGCCAGGTTTTTTATTCCAGGCTCCGGGAATCATCATCGACACGCCTACTTGTTAAATCGTCCCGAGGGCCTGAACCAACTACACACGGAATAAATATGTCTGAGACCTTCACTATCGTAGGCGTTGGTCTTACATCGTCATCAGTCGGTGTAACCTTTGCCACGCTGTTTCCGGAGGCGACTCCAGCAGTGATGCTCGGATCACTCGCCGGAACGGCGCTATACGTTCTGACCTCAGATCCCCATCAACTCTGGAAGCAGGCTATCTTTGCGCTGATATCGTTTATCAGTGGCGTGTTCTTCTCCGTTCCCATGGCGAAAATCATGGCCGGAATCATCAACACGCCGTTAAGCCTGATGAAGCCACCGGCCAGCATTGAGGTATCGCCAGCTGTCGGTGCAATTGTCACTGCTTCCATTTCCGTGGCAGTCCTGCTGCGTATTCTCCGCAAATCCAAAAGCGGGAAGATGCCGGGGCTGGGGGAGGAAGATAAATGACATGGCAGCTTCTTCTGATGGATGCAAACGCCATAGTTTGCCTGTTAATCATGGTCAGGCTGATGTTTTTCCGGAAAGAGGGAAAGCGTCATCGCCTGAGTGTCGCGGTACTGGCCTACCTGGTCATCCTTGCCGCAGGATTCAACGCCTTCAACATTCTGCTCGGCCACTACGTACAGGTTAACCTCGGCGATCTGCTGCTTAACTCCGTCATCTGCATGGCGGTGTGGCTGGCGCGCGGGAACCTGGCGAAGGTCGTCATTACGGAATAGCCATGACCAAAGACGATATCTTTAACACCATCCTCGGCAAAGAGGGCGGTTATGTTGATCACCCGAATGATAAGGGCGGCCCAACGAACTGGGGAATTACTCAAGCAACCGCCCGAGCGCATGGTTATACCGGTGATATGCGAAATCTTACGCGTGAGCAGGCTCTGGCGATCCTTGAGTCTGATTACTGGTATGGCCCGCGCTTTGATCAGGTGGCAGAAGTATCCCCTTCCATTGCCGCCGAACTTTGCGATACCGGTGTGAACATGGGGCCATCAGTGCCGGTTAAATGGTTCCAGCGCTGGCTGAGCGTGTTCAACACTCAAGGCATACTTTATCCAGACCTGATTGCAGATGGGGTTATTGGCCCCCGAACTATCAGCGCATTGAAAAGCTATCTTGCTCGACGTGGAGATGAGGGAGAAATCGTATTGCTTCGCGCACTGAACTGTAGCCAGGGCCAGCGTTATCTTGAGCTGGCAGAACAGCGTCCGCCTAACGAGTCATTCGTTTATGGCTGGATGCGCGAGCGGGTGAGCCTATGACGACACTTAAATCTGTACTGGCGGCAATCGGGGTTGCGATCCTGATGGTGCTTGGTGCCTTTGGTCTGGGCCGTTTTCGCGGGCGTGAAGAGGCTGAAGAAAAAGCCGATCAGCAGCGCACAGAAGAAAAGGCCTCGGCCATTGAGTCAGCAGCCGAACGCCGGGTAGAAGCAACGAAAGAGGCCAGCAATGTACAGCAGAATGTTAACCGCATGCCTGATGACGATGTTGATCGCGAGCTGCGTGACACGTGGAAGCGTCCCGGTGGTGGTTGATACAGCCTGTGACTGGGTAAAGCCAATCTACCTTACTGATCACGACATTGATGTTCTTGACCGCCAGACGAAGCGCGACATCCTGGCGCATAACAAATCGTGGCAGGCGAACTGCCAGAAAACAAAAGAATCGGGGGCAAAGTGATGAAAACCAACCAGTGCAGTGAAGGTTTCGACAACCCATCCAGGTTCCGCGAGGAATGGGATAAGCAGACCCAGGGGAAATAGAGCCTCATCCCTGAGGCTCCGACACAGTCTCTCCTCTGGACTTTAACCGTAGCAGAATCACAGAGCCTCGCATCGGCGGGGCTTTTTTGTATCTGAATTTCACCGCGCATCTCACGCGCACTTCACCACTCAGAACCTTTCAGGATGACCCTTGAGGATGCCGGCTGGCTGTCGGAGCCTCTGAGGGCCGGATTTCCTGTGAGACAAGGTTCATCACTAAAAGGTAATTACCGACATGACAAAACAAACCGTGAATGTCTACGGCATTTCTGTCCGGGTTGACCCCGCAGGGAGATATAACCTGAACGATCTGCATGCAGCAGCCGTTTCCAATGGTGAGGCGACAGAATCACAGAGGCCGAATAAATTCATACGAAGTGCGGCGGTAAAGCGCTTTGTTTCTGCACTGGATTCCAGAGGACAAAAATGTCGTCTGGAAGAAAATCAATCACTTAACATTGTGAATGGTGGTGTTAACCAAGGCGTCTGGGCTGCCGAGTTGTTAGCTATTCGCTATGCGGCATGGATTAGGCCTGAATTTGAAATCCGCGTTTATGAAACATTCCGGGAGGCGGTACTCAGCGGAATCAACAATATGTCTCGCCTCAATCGGCTTGACCTGCTGATCGCCAATGAGACTAAAGAGGTCAGCGCCTGCGCCAGAGCTATGAATAAATGGGGTGTAGGTGGTAGGAAGAAGCTACTTAACTGCGCACGTGAGAGGATTGTCAGCCAGATGGACCCTGATATGGTCGAGTTGATGGAAGCCAAAGCGTCTTAATTTACATCCCATACACCAGGGTTTGTAGCTAAGATCTACTTTCACAACGGCTCTTCGTTACGAGGTCAATCTCTTTTGTAACCAATAAGTGTTTTATAAGGGCTTAGCGAGTTATCTATTTTCTGTTATAAAATGCCTCTTTAACTGTAAAAAGGGGCTCTAAAATGGCAAATGAAGGTCAAAAATGTACTTTCCCAATTCACGGGGCAAGAGAGGAGGGCACATTCTTACAATTCGCTCCAATCGAAACTTACGACGATTCTAATCAGCTCCACACACCAGTGAAAGCATTAGTTGAGCGGGAAAATGGACAGGTTTTAGTGCTTAACCCTCAAAGTATTACTTTCGTTAAGTAATACATAATTTTTTAAGAACCGCCTCCCATGGCGGTTTTTTTATTTCTATTAAAAGCTCATCTACGGGTGGGCTTGATAATGCCGTAGCGTTTTAAAAGCGCAAGGCTGATTGCCAGGCAAAGTGTTCTGACAATCTGGTTGATGGATGGCGCGTAAGCAATGGCTAAAGAAATAATAAATTCTGAGAACATGTAACCTCCTATAGAAACGAGGGAGGCGAATTCCTCTCTCTATAGTGGTCTCTAATTATTTTGCTGCGGATCCCTTCCATCAGGAGTGGTCTTTAATGCAGAAATCACTTTGTCCAACATGTTGGACTTCACAAGCGGATAAAGAGGCTATCAATGTCCGACATCTACCAAATCACGCTAACCACCCAAACAGGCGAAACCTTCACGGGCAAGATGTCACGACGTCAGCCTGAGCTGGTTAATGGCTTCGTGCCGCTGGCGACTGAAACGGGACAGTGGCTGTACTTCGCTCCTGCCGATGTAAAGCGCGTGGAGTTCACGCCAGTACCGGAAGAGCAGACCGAACAGCCAGCAGAAAAAGCGACGGAGTAAGCCATGGCTAATGATGAAGATCGCAGGCCATACCCGCCAGTTAACTTCATCGTCTCAGACAACTGGCAGCCATACACCCGGCTCATTCCCGCAAATGAAGTGCATGAGTGGGTAAGCCGCCAAATCCTCAGTGATACCGGAAGCATCCATAACCCTGACCACGAACATCTGCTTGAAGCTGACCTCTGCTTCATGTGGGCGTCTGACTCTTTCGCGAAGAAAGGGCGCTACGTCCTCGGCCAGGCCGAGCAGGTGATGCTCCGGGCCGGTGGTTGGCAGAAAGCCAGAATGGAACAGCAGATGCATGAATGGTTCGGGCGCATCCCTAAGTTCATCATCACGCTGGCGGCGGACTACAGCTCACAATGCAGTGACCTCGAGTTCTGCGCACTTGTAGAGCATGAGCTTTACCACATCGCACAGGCCACGGATGATTTCGGCGCACCAAAGTTCAACAAAGAGACCGGGCAGCCAGTGCTTACACTGCGCGGCCACGACGTCGAAGAATTTACTGGTGTCGTACGTAGATACGGAGCCAGCAAAGAAGTACAGGAGCTTGTTGATGCGGCCAATGCGCCAGCAGAAGTGGCTCACATCGATATAGCCAGGTCATGCGGGACGTGCATGCTAAAACTGGCTTAATTGTTATATTAAGTTAGCTATGGAGGCGACCAATGGCTGCATTATCACCGGAGGTTAAGGCCTTTATAGTTCAGGCCTTAGCCTGCTTTGACACCCCAACGCAAATTGCTTCTCAGGTGAAACAGGAATTCGGCCTGGACATAAGTATCCAGCAAGTATCCTCATATGATCCGACCAAGGCGATTGCGAAGAATCTTGGTCAGAAATGGATCGACCTGTTCAACGCGACTCGCTCCCGGTTCCAGACCGAATTAAGCGACATCCCGATCGCCAACAAAGCTTACCGTCTTCGCGCGCTTAACCGGATGATGACCAGCGCCGAGAAGATGCGAAACATGGCTCTTGCCGCCTCGCTGATGGAGCAGGCAGCCAAAGAGGTAGGCGACGCGTACAGCAACAAACAGAAAGTCGAGCACACAAGCCCTGATGGCAGCATGACTCCGCAGCCGACAATCATCCAGCTACTACCTGTTGAGCCAAAGCATGAGTAACGCCGTTCAACTGCCGATCCCCGCGAAGCTTGCGCCGCTGTTCACCGCCGTGAATAAACGTTACCGGTGCTCGCACGGTGGGCGTGGTAGCGCCAAGACGCGCACATTTGCGCTGATGACAGCAGTAAAGGCGTATCAGTCGATGATGAACGGTGAAAGCGGCGTGGTGCTCTGCGCGCGTGAGTTCATGAACTCACTGGAAGAGTCTAGTATGCAGGAGGTGAAACAGGCGATCCTGTCTGTACCGTGGCTGGCTTCCAACTTTGATATCGGCGAGAAGTACATCCGCACCATCGACAAGAGCGTTAACTACGTGTTCTGCGGTCTGCGGCATAACCTCGACAGCATCAAGTCGAAAGCGCGCATCCTGCTGTGCTGGGTCGACGAGGCTGAATCAGTCAGCGAAATAGCCTGGCAGAAGCTGAGCCCAACCGTTCGTGAGGAAGGTTCAGAGATTTGGGTGACATGGAACCCGGAGCGCGACGGTAGCGCCACGGATAAGCGTTTCCGTAAAGAGGCCGGCGACGACTGCATCACCGTTGAGATGAACTACACGGATAACCCGTGGTTCCCGGACGTGCTGGAAGGCGAGAGGCAGAATGACGAGCGCCGCCTCGACCCGGCAACATACGCATGGGTGTGGGAGGGTGCTTACCTCGAAAATTCCGATAAGCAGGTGCTGGCCGGGAAATACCGGATCGCTGAGTTCTCAGACGAACTATGGAAAGAGGCCGATCGCCTGTTCTTCGGAGCTGACTTCGGTTTCGCTAAAGACCCCAACACGCTAGTTCGCTCGTTCATCCTGCACAACCGGCTGTACATCGAATACGAGGCATACGGTCAGCAGACAGAGCTAGACCATATGCCTGAACTATATGACACGATTCCCGGTTCGCGTGACTGGCCCATCAAGGCCGACTCCGCTCGACCCGAGACGATCAGCTATCTCAAGCGGCAGGGCTTCAACATCTCAGCCGCCGAAAAATGGCAGGGTAGCGTTGAGGACGGGATCGCGCATCTTCGCGGCTTCGACGAAATCGTTATCCACCCACGCTGTAAGAACGTGGCGCGAGAGGCCCGCATGTGGTCTTACAAAACGGACCGCATCACTGGCGAGGTGTTGCCGAAATTGGCCGACGGTTACGAACACTGCTGGGACGGTATTCGCTACAGCCTTGACGGACACATTAAGCGTAAGGGCCAAATGGCCGGGATGATGATTCCTAAACGCTTACGCACAAGATAGGTGATGGTTAATTATCATGATAACAGTGTAAACTCTCTCGCCTCAGCACTGTCATGGAGATAATAAATTGTGGTATGGGCAACGTTTTGGTCTGCTGCGTCAGCTATTGCTACAGCAGTCGCTGCGTTAATTGCTGCTTGGGCAATGTTTAGGTGGAAGAAGCAGGATGAATTGAAGGCTAAAATGGCATTTAAACTAGCCATTGCTGATTACAAATACTTGATCTTGCAGATGCCACCTCAGCTAGATACTGATGAGCTACGAGATAAGCACTCCAATGATATAAAAAAACTTACTGACCTTCTTTCTGCTTGTAACCATGCATGGCTCGTCACAGAAAATTTATTACATTCAAATGATGTAGTTGTTTCTAGCTGGCAAAATATCTTGGACACTCACGGGAAGTACCTTCAAGGTTTCAGATATTCGGAAGAGTTAGTGATGTATTGCGATGCTATTCTTGCAAGGAAATTTATTTTTACTTGAACGTAAAATATACATATGAGGTCGCTCCGGCGGCCTTTTTTATTGCCTAAATTCCACTAACGGACAATCCATGACTGACAAATTAACTCTCGCCGTCAACCATGCGTTGAACGATGCGCGGATGGCTCGCGCCCGAATGGGGCTGATGGCGCCTACAATGGGGCTGGACAATAAGCGTCATTCCGCATGGTGCGAATATGGCTTCCCTGAGCAGGTAACCTACGAAAACCTCTATGCCCTGTACCGCCGTGGTGGTATCGCTCACGGTGCAGTTGAGAAGCTGGTGGGCAAGTGCTGGCAGACGAACCCGGAAATCATCGAGGGTGACGATGCCGACGAGAGCGAAAACGAAACTGCCTGGGAAAACAAGTCAAAGCAGGTATTCAACAACAGGTTCTGGCGCTCATTTGCCGAGGCGGATCGTCGTCGCCTTGTCGGTCGTTATGCAGGAATCCTTCTGCACATCCGCGACGAAAAAGACTGGAGCCTTCCGGTTACCAAAGGGCGAGGTCTTCAGAAAATATCTGTGGCGTGGGCCGGATCGCTCACGGTGAGCGAGTGGGACACTGGCCTGAACTCGAATACGTACGGTCAGCCGAAAATGTGGCAGTACGCCGAACGCTTGCCGAATGGCTCAAGCCGCCGCGTTAATATCCATCCCGACCGCGTTTTCATCCTTGGTGATTACTCAGACGATGCTATTGGCTTCCTTGAGCCAGCTTATAACGCCTTTGTGAGCCTGGAGAAGGTAGAGGGCGGGTCTGGTGAGTCATTCCTGAAGAACGCCGCTCGCCAGTTAGCACTTAGTTTCGACAAGGAAATCGACTTTGGCAGCATTGCATCTATGTACGGCGTTAAAGTAGATGAGTTGCAGGATAAATTTAATGACGCTGCTCGCGAGATGAATCGCGGAAATGATGTGCTGCTTTCTCTCCAGGGGGCCAGCGTAACTTCCCTCGTTTCTCCGGTTTCTGATCCGTCTCCAACCTATAACGTAAACCTGCAAACAGCCGCCGCCGGAGTTGATATCCCGACGCGCATTCTGGTTGGTAATCAGCAGGCCGAGCGCTCCAGCACCGAAGACCAGAAATACTTTAATGCTCGTTGTCAGTCGCGCCGCGTAGACCTCTCTTTCGAAATAGAGGACTTCTGCGACAAGCTTATCGATCTGCAAATCGTAGACTCAGTCAGCCAGAAGGCTGTTATCTGGGATGACCTTAACGAACAGACCGGTACTGAGAAGCTCACTAACGCCAAGACCATGGGCGAGATTAACCAGACCATGCAGGGCAGCGGCGATGAACCCGCGTTCACCCGTGAAGAGATTCGTACGGCTGCGGGCTATGACAATGATGACGAAGAGCCTTTAGGAGAAGAGGATGGCGACGAAGAAGACGAAGCCACCGATTCTGCCGCGTAACTATCAGGACCCGACCGGGGCCGATGCGCTGGAACGCCGGGCAATGAAAGACTTCGCCAGGCGGATGAATAAAATTGGCAAAGCGTACAAATCAGCACTCGACAAAATACCTTCCTCCCTCGCAGTAAACGCCAGATACGAATACCAGCTAAACCCAACGCTACTCTCCATCATCCTGAACGATGCCAGTTACCTGGTTGATCAGGTGCTGCTTGAAGGTGGCGATTACGACCTGTGGTTTTACGAATACATCGATCTGGCTTCGGAGAAAGGGACCGGGCAGTCGTTCTACAACCTAAGCCAGCAGTCGCCGGTGTACGCCGCTGGTCGTGAGTCGTTAGCGTCCATCCTCGCAAGCGACCCATATCAGCAACGTATGGCGCTGGTGCATGCGCGTGTATTTGAGGAAATGAAGGGGCTGACTGCTGACGTTAAGCGAGATATGGCGCGCGTGCTGACTGATGGCGTGGGCCGTGGTCTCAATCCGCTGGACATTGCCCGCAACCTGACAGAACAGACAGGAATCGAGAAGCGCCGGGCAAACCGTATAGCACGCACTGAAGTGACTACCGCACTGCGCAGGGCTAAGTGGGATGAAGACCAGGAGGCGAATGACCTTTACGGCCTTAAAACGCTTTTGGTTCACATCTCGGCGCTGTCATCGACCACCCGACATACCCATGCAGTGCGTCACGCCCACCTCTACACCAATGAAGAGGTCCGTGACTGGTACAGCAAGGATGGCAACTCCATCAACTGCAAATGCAGCCAGCAGTCGGTGCTGGTGGATGCGGACGGTAATCCGGAATACCCGGAGACCATCACGAAACTCAAACAGGAATATAAATCGATGCAGGCGCGCGGTTACGCCTGGGCGGAGAAATAGCTATGCCTATGCAGGTCAACATCACCACGAAGGTGAACAGTAAGTCTATCCGGCGCGAAACACATAACGGTCGTGAGCATCTGGTGCTGCCGAGCTATACGCTGCCGGCGAACGTCGTCATGAATGGTGGGCTGTACACAGAAGATGAAATCAACGCCCACTATCAGGGGCTGGAAGGCACGCTCGCGCCGCTGGGTCATCCACAGGTTAACGGTCAGTTCGTGTCGGCCTTCTCTCCTGAAGGCCTTAACGTCGGCTACGTAGGCGCGTGGAACCGTAACGTTAAGAAGTCCGGCAATCGTATCTACGTAGAAAAATGGGTGGATGTGGCTCGAGCTGAAGAGTCGGAGGGCGGTCGAGAACTACTTGAGCGCGTCGCAGCTATTGAGCGTGGCGATGACGTTCCGCCGATTCATACCAGTGTCGCCGCTTTCCTCGACCAGCTTGAGCCTAACGAACAACAGAGAGCTACGGGCGCCGAGTGGGTGGCGAAGATTCACAGCATGGACCATGACGCCATACTGCTGCATGAGGTTGGCGCGGCGACACCAGAGCAGGGCGTTGGCCTGATGGTTAACGCTGATCTGGCGCAGCCGCTTAAGGCGAACTCAGGCGCGCTGGTTGGCGAATCCTACCGGGAGCGCGAGCAGCGTCTCGATCGCGCAGCCAAAGCGAAGTTTGCGGCGGGCGCGGATGAATACGCATGGGTTGCTGATTTCACTGACTCGCAAGCTGTAATCATCCGCAACGGCGGCAGCGCTGAGGTGTTTGGCTACAAGTATGAGGGCGGCGTAATCACCTTCGACGATACCGGCACCGCAGTAGCGCGCCAGGAGTCGTGGGTCGCAGTCGTCGCTAACAAATTCAAAGCTCTATTCACTCCGCAGGAACAGCCTGCACCAAACCACAAAACGGAGGGCGACATGCCTTTAAACAAAGAAGAACTGGAACAAATCGGCAGCATGATCGGCCAGGCTGTTGCGACCAATACTGAAGCGGCTATTAAGCCTCTCGCGGAAAAGGTTGATGCGCTACAGGCCAACCAGAAGCAGCTCGCTGACACCCTGACCGCCAACTCACGCGCTGAAGAGAAAGCCAAACGTGATGCGGTTGCCAAGGTCCATGGCGACATTGTGGCCAACGCGCTTTCTGGCGATGCACTGGACGCAATGTTCAAGTCGCTGGGCGAAGCTGCTCCGCTGGGCACCAACAATGCTCAACAGCACAAAGAAACCGGCGCACCTGCCGCAGACGAACACTTCAAGTAAGGAGCCGGAATAATGCCACGTTATCGTCGCGTTAATATCGACGGTCAGTCTCTGTACAAGACCGAAACCCGTACTACGGCGGCAGCGCTGCTACCGGGTACCGCCGCAACCATCAACTCATCCGATAAATTCGCTCAGGCCACTGCGCTAACCGGTCGCCTGTACATCATCGATGTCGGTTACCACCAGGGCCTGACAATCACCGAAGAAATCCCTGCCGGGGATTCGGCAGTAGGTAACTACGTCGAAGAAGGTCGTGAGCTGGCTCTGCGCTGCCTGCCTGGTGCGTATAAAAAAGACAGCCCGATCAAGCTGGGCACTGCCGGTCAGTTTACCCTGGCAACCGATGACACTGATTCAGTGATCGGATACAGCCAGGATGAATACACCATCGCGGCCAGCACCACCGACTTCATCCGCGTGCGCATGCGCGTTGGCACTGCCGCCGCTGCTGGCGCGTAACAAAAGGACAAAAACATATGTACTTCTCAAAAGAGACGCTGGCGACTAACTCCCGCCTTGGCGGGCACTGGAATGAGCTGTGGGCAAACCGCGACATGTGGAACCTACAGAACGATTCCATCATTGCGGCTAACCGCGCAATCATGACGGCTGACATGCTGGCCTGTAACGCCGTTGGCGGTTTCTCCCGTGACTTCTGGGCTGAGATTGATAACCAGGTGCTGCAACTGCGGGATCAGGAAGTTGGCATGGAAATCGTGAACGACCTGATCGGCGTTCAGACGGTGCTGCCGGTCGGTAAAACCGCCAAGCTGTATAACGTGGTAGGCGATATCGCTGATGACGTGTCAGTAAGCATCGATGGCCAGGCGCCGTTCTCCTTCGACCACACTGACTACGCGAGCGACGGTGACCCGATTCCGGTATTCACTGCTGGTTACGGTGTTAACTGGCGTCATGCTGCTGGCCTTAACTCTGTAGGCATTGATCTGGTGCTGGACTCGCAGATGGCTAAGATGCGCAAGTTCAACCAGAAGCGCGTTAACTACTACCTCAACGGCGATTCAAAAATTCAGGTTCAGTCCTATCCTGCGCAGGGCATCAAGAACCACCGCAACACCAAGAAGATCAACCTCGGTTCCGGTGCTGGTGGCGCGAATATCGACCTTACTACTGCCGACATGACCGCGCTCTTTGCGTTCTTCGGTAAAGGCGCATTCGGTACTACCGCCCGCACGAACAAAGTCGCCGCATACGATGTAATGTGGGTTTCCCCGGAAATCTGGGCAAACCTGGCGCAGCCGTACGTGGTGAATGGCGTTGTAAGCGGCACTGTATTGCAGGCGGTTCTGCCGTTCGCGCCGGTGAAAGAAATCCGCATGAGCTTCGCGCTGACCGGTAACGAGTTTATCGCCTACGTTCGCCGTCGTGATGTTATCTCTCCACTGGTGGGTATGGCTGTAGGCGTTGTTCCGCTGCCGCGCCCAATGCCTAACGTTAACTACAACTTCCAGATCATGTCTGCTGAAGGTCTGCAAATTACCGCAGACGATCAGGGCCTGTCCGGCGTTGTCTACGGCGCCGACCTGGCGTAAGGAAACAGCATGGCTAAATACGAAGTTGTGCGCCCATGGTTCGGCGTGAAGGTTGGCGAAGTGGTGGAGTTGAAAGATCTTCACCCGGCGCTGAAGTCTAACGTCCGGCTGATGAAAGGCGAGGCTGGTGGTGGGCTGAATCCTGCGACACCTGATGCCGGTACCGGTGAGAAATCTCGCAAAGAGATTATTCAGGACCGCCTGACCCAGCTGGGTATTGAGTTTAAAGGCACCCTGGGCGCGGAAAAGCTCAGTGAGCTGTTGCCGGATGGCGAACTCGAAAAGCTTTTCCCTGCTGAATAACATCCGCCGCTAAGGCGGTTTTTTTATGCCCTCTTCGGAGGGCTTATCAGAGGCCCGCATGATTACCACAGAACAGGCCAAAGAATATCTGAAGTCAGTCGGTATCACGCTACCTGATTTCATCTTAGAGGCGCTCGTAGAGCAGGCCAATAGCATTCAGGAATGCCTTGATGAGCACTACTCACCAGCTACAGCGCTACTGATTCAGTCATACCTGTTGGGCATGATGGCTCTGGGGCAAGGTGACAAGTACGTGTCCAGCCACACCGCCCCGAGCGGGGCGTCAGAATCATTCCGCTATCAGTCATTTGCAGACCGATGGAAAGGCACGCTAAACCTTCTGCGCGGCCTGGATAAATTCGGATGCGCGACGCCACTTATTCCTCCGGACCCGACCAATACGGCATTTGCTGGCATCTGGATTGGGAAAGGTGGATGCATGGGTAACAGTCGATGAGCTGGATATCAGTTAAGCACGGGTTGCCCCGTTCCTTCACTCGCGTATGGGTGATGACCGACACTGGGCGAGAGACTACCGGCTACGTGAAATCGGACGGCGAGTGGTTCATCAACTGCCCGCGCATCCGGGCTACCGGCGCGAAGGTGCTGCGCTGGAAGGAGGGCTGATGTCGTCTACTGCTTCATGGTCATACAACAAGCCATGCACGATATGGCGCAAGGGAGCTGGCGGTAATGACGAGTGGGGCGATCCTGTCGACCCATATGAACCGCCTGAAACCATCATGTGCGACTACATCGGCGGCTTGTCGGCAAAGCTCGGCTCAATCGGTAAAGAAGTGGTCGTTAAGAACACCTTTTTCACGGCATACGCACTGGCCGATGAGGGCGACTACATCATGATTGGTGTGAGCGCTGAGCCGGATCCGGTCGTAGCAGGTGCTGATGAGGTCCGTCACGTGACGCGCTGGAACGACACTCTCGACGGTCTGGAAGATGACTGGGCGATAATTACAGGAGTGTAGCCATGGGCATCAAAGTGAAGGGCATCAGCCAGGCGAAAAGGAATCTTGATCGAATTGTTGGTGAAATTGAAGGGATAAAAGTCCTAAGATCCATCAAATCAGCATTGCTCATCGTTGCGCCTGAGGCGGCGAGAATGACACCAGTTGGAAGCACATCAAACCTTATCAATTCACAGATACAGGAAGTAGAAGCCAGTGGCACCTTGGTCACAGGGCGCATTATCTACTCCGCAAATTACGCAATCTATGTGCATGAGGCGAAAGGGACCTTAAAGGGGCAGCCGCGACCTTTATCAAAAGGTGGAGGTAATTACTGGGATCCTGATGGTGAGCCAAAATTCCTTGAGAAGGCTGGCGATAATACTCGTTCAGATGTTGACTCTGTCGTTAAGAAGGAACTTACGTTATGACACCCATGATGCATGAGCGGGTGCGCAACATGTTCGGCGACGCCGGGCTAACGACCGGCTTCACGGTGCAACAATTGATGTACGACGACCCGGGAGACCTGTCGAAGGCGATCATGGTATTCAGGCCAAACGGCGGCTCAAATATCCGTACTGACCTCGGATCTGAGTATCATGTCCTGGTTGATGTCGTAGGCGCGAAGGACAAGCGCAAAGACGCGCTTAACGCCGTGCAGCGCATCGTCGATTACGTCCAGGACAACCCTATGGCTGACGAGTGTGTCGGCTACATCCAGAACATGGGCGCAATTCCCGCGCCGGTGCTCACAGAAGAAGGGCGAATAGTCTTCCGACTCCAGTTCGCCTGCACTTACGGCGAATAGCCATTCCCAACCAAATAACCCGCTTCGGCGGGTTTTCTTTTATACGTCAAAGAGGAGTTTCACATGGCTAATTGCCAGAACTCGAACGAGCGCCTGTTCGGCGGTGCGGTCGTGCTGGAAGTCGCCGATGGCTGCCCGGACGTCAAGCCACTTGAGTCTGAGTGGATGGCGCTGGCCGCTGGTACGTCGAAGGGCTTCGACTTCAACCCGAACTCGGTTACCTCTGATGCGGATGACGGCGGCGGCTATGTCGAGACCATCATCACCAACAGTGACTTCACCCTGAGCTTTGAAGGCGAAGTGCGAAAGAAGGACAAACTGGATCAGTACGGCGTAGGCAAGTTCATCAAGTATTTCGCTGACGAGCTGAAGGCCAAGCGCCAACCTGGGATCTGGGTGCGCATGGATTACGGCCCGGTCGAATTCGTCGGCTACATGAACATCACCGCGCTGAGCTCTGACGGCGGCACCAACGACATCGTCACGTTCTCAACCGAGTTCAAAGTCGGTGATGCAACCACCATCGAAGTGAACGAACTGACTGCTGTAGCAGTGACTGGCGTAACGGTAACTCCGGCAACCAGCACCGGCGCGGCAGGTGGCACCAGCACTTTCACGGTGAACATCGCACCAACCGGCGCAACCAACAAAGACTTCACTGTAGCGACTACCGATGCGACCAAAGCAACGGCCACTGCCTCCGGCAACACCGTTACCGTGACACGTGTCGCCACCGGCAGCGCGCAGATCATCGTCAACACCGAAGACGGCAACTTTGTGGCTGTGCATACGGTCACCGTTACCTAACGGACATTCCAAAGGGCGGCGTGCTGCCCTTGATAATGACCGTTTACTGGAAGGCCTATGACCGCTTTAACCGATATTGGCGAACTTTCTATCAGCGACAGCCGCGAAGGCGGGAAAGATTACCTGTTGCGACCGTCATTTGAGGCCATGACCAGGATCGGCACTCCCGAAGAGATTGTGCAGGCGTACGCCACCATCCACGGCAATGATGTCGCTCAGCTCATTGAGGTTTGCGCTGGCACGCTGGGGCGCTTTCCTGAATGGCTGTCTCCTTCTTTCAACCGCGCCGCTGAGAAACTTTTATCAACGTGCACACTGGTGCTGCAATCGTGCTGCGATGACGACCTGGCGCCAATGATAGGCGAGTGGAAGGGGTGGCGGCACTGCGTCGTATACCGGCCTGGCAGATTGCCAAAGAACGACATTATCGTGCTGGCGCAGCACCTCATGCAGCACGGGGTTGTCGGTAAAGCCAAAGTCCGCCAGTTGCAGCGCCACGAAACTGGTGAACGAACTACAGAATTTAAGGCCTTCGACTACATCAGCGCTGCACGTAGCCACTTCGGCATGAATCGCACCGAAGCCTCTCAGTTAACAATGACCGAATTTCAGATGCTGCTGGCGGCGAAATACCCCGACCAGAAAGGTTTTACAAGAGAAGAGTACGACAGCATCGCCGACGAATACCTGGCTAAACAGGCCGCTCGCAGGGCAAATGTTAGTGGCTAATATAATGAAATTTACAAAATTACCTTTTTTTTGTACCTGCCTTACTTGCAGGGGCATTGAGTAGGGGTTATAGTTCGCAACAATGATGTGGGCGGCTCGCACCCCATACAAGTGAGGTTTACCTCCGCGAGCCTAACCCACCACACTCCCTCTAATTCCCCGAATTCGGTTAATAAAAATGGAAAGACAGTACGCAGTACTTCTTGACGCAGGGTTCTTGCGCCGAAAATTAGGTTCTCAGGCAGCACCAATGACAGCTCAAAATGTCGAGGATTTAGTTAATAAAATTAAAGGACGAAATGAGTTATTAGGGATGCGATTATATCGTGTGTTCTATTACGACGCTGAACCTTTCACAGGTACTAAAACACATCCTATATCCAACGCTGTTACAAACTTTGGCGCTACACAAATGGCCATTGATTGTAATACATTGTTAGATGAGCTTAAGGTCAAGCCTTTTTTTGCTGTGCGCCTAGGAGAACTCAATTTTAGAGGGTGGAAGGTTTCAGATGCTGCTCTTCAGGCAGGTGCAGGGGGCACAGCGACAATTAATGCTCATAATGTTTCTCCCAATCTTCAGCAGAAGGGCGTTGATATGAGGATTGCACTAGATATCTCATCTATGACCTTAAAAAACCAAGCTGACGTTTTTTGCTTGGTAACAGGTGACTCAGATTTTGCACCCATTATCAAATTTGCTAGATCTGAAGGAAAGCAAGTATTCACATATACTCTCGGTCATAGAGTAAAACCATCTTTGCCTATTCATTCTGACCTCCATATTTCTGAAACGTACGCCAATTTGTAAATATCAATCATTTCTTAAAACCCGCTTAGGCGGGTTTTTTTATGCCTGGAGAATGACATGGCAGGTGAGAAGAACGCCGGTAGCATCGTTTATGAAATCAGTGCCGACGTTGAGCCGCTGTTACAAGGCGGCAAACAGGCCATTGATGCTCTGGATAAACTGGCTGCTGCCGCCCAGCAGTCCGGAAAGGGCATGGATAACCTCGACGAGAGCACCTCACAAACCGGGGCCGCGTTTACAGAACTGGCTGGATATGCCAACTCCATGGACAACCAGCTGCGCAAGCTGAACACCAACGTGAGTGGCATTGCCCGTGCAATGGAAGAGGCCAGAAGCGGCACCGGTGGTGCGAGCAGTGAATTCAGCCGTGCAGAATCAATCATCGAGGCGCTGGGTAACCAGCTGGCTGTGCTTGACGAGGCGCAGGAAAATGGCGCGCGAAGTGCCGCAGTTCTGGCTGCGCAGTTGCGCGCCGGGTCGAAAGCGACAGACGAAGAAAAGCAGAAGATCGGCGAGCTGACTGGTCGTCTGTTCGACATGAAAGGCGCTGCTGACACATCGATGGGCAGCAATAAAGGCTGGAAGTCCAGCATGCAGCAGGCCGGGTACCAGGTTCAGGACTTCATCGTGCAGGTGCAGGGTGGGCAGTCTGCGCTGGTGGCGTTCGCTCAGCAGGGTTCACAGCTTGCTGGGGCGTTCGGGCCGGGCGGAGCTGTAGTTGGTGCGGTAATTGCGCTGAGCTCAGTTATCGCTGGGGTTCTGATTACTTCGCTGAATGGCGGAAAGAACGCCATGGACGCGCTGAAAGATGCAGCCGAAGCGATGGATAAGGTGATCACCATTTCCCAAAATGGCGTGGCCGCTCTGTCTGATAAGTACGCGAACCTGGCAAGAACAAACGCCGAGGCAGCAACCATCCTGAGAAATCAGGCAATGATTGAGTACAACGCTGCCATAGCGAAGATCCCTAAATCCATCAACGATGCTTCCAGTTCTATCGTTGGATTCACCGACAAGTTGAAGACTTCTTTCGTTGGTGGTATTGCCTCCATCGATGAATTCAACAAAAACCTTTCTACAGTCGGGGCAACAGCTGACAACTACTCGGCAGCCATGGAGCAAGCAAGGGACGCCGGGGCAAAGTTCACCGTTAACGCCAACGCGATCCAGAACACAGTAACCACGCTTGCCGATAAATTTGGCGTGTCTGAGCAGCGCGCATTCGAGCTAAGCAAGCAACTCTCTGATGTGGCGAACAATCCAACGCCTGAAGCACTACAAAGGCTCGTTCTTGAACTTCAGAGCACAGAGAGTTCGACAAAGTCAGGAGCTGATGCAATAAGGACGTTCCTTGGCCCGCTGACGGAACTCGTTCGAGTAGCTGGCGAGGCCCAGATCAATCTCTCCGGAATGAAAAAAGAGGTCGACAATCTTACCTCAGGGCAGAAGAACCTTATAAAGCAGTCAGAACGCAATCTGGCACTGTCTAAGCTACAGGGTGAGGCCCGCGCGCGGTTGCAGGCGCAATACGCTGCCGAAGATGCCGGGTTTGCGAAGGATGATCCGCATGCTAAGCAGATGCAGGATGACGCTGCCGCTACGTACAAAAATACGCAGGCGCAAAAGACACTTCAGTCCGAGCAGAAGAAAGGCGCCTCTCAGGCTGATTCTATTGCTCAGAAACTGGCGAACCTGAAGCAGCAGTCAGAGCTTGCTGCCGAATCAACCAATAATCTGAGTCGCGAGCAGGCGATCCTGAATGCGCAGCAGTCTCTCGGAAAAGGAGCCACTAAAGAACAGATCGCGCTGGCGGGGCAGTACGCCGCAACAAAATGGGACACTGCCAACGCACTCAAAGCACAAGCCGCAGCCGAGAAACTCCTGCCAGAAGCGCGCGAAAACGCAAGCTATAAGCAGGATGTTCAGGATCTGAATACCGCTCTGGCTGCTAAGAAAATCAGTCAGGAGCAGTTCAATCAGACATCTGAGCGACTGGAGGCCACTCACCAGGCAAACCTCGCAAAAATCCGCGCCCAGCAGGCGGTGACGCCACAGCAAGAGGCAGTTGCACAGGTTGATCCAGTGCAGCAATTAGCTAATCAGCACGCACAGCAACTGGCCCTTATCCAACAGTTCGAGCAGCAGGGGTTATTAGCTCACCAGAATGCATTAGCCCTTAAAAATGCTGCCGATACGCAGTATGAGCAGCAAAGAACCGCTGCACAATGGGAGCTTCTTAGCCAGCAGAGTCTGGGGTACAGCATGCTGACAAGTGCAGTAGATGCGTTTTCAGGCAATGCATCCAATGCGTTAACCGGGCTGATCACCGGAACGATGTCAGCGCAGGATGCTATGCGTTCACTCGGGAATACGATGCTGAACAGCGTGGTCAATGCGCTAGTCCAGGTTGGTGTTGAGGCCCTCAAAAACTTCATTATAGGGCAGACATTGGGCGCAGCGGCTACTGCTGCTGGAGCATCTCAGGCTGCAATCTTGGCTACAGCTTGGGCTCCTGCCGCCGCCATGGCGAGCCTCGCTTCATTTGGGGCCAACTCAGTTCCTGCCATGACAGGAATTGCTTCAACGGTAGGCCTGGCACAGGGCCTTGCTTTAACCGGTATGCGTTACAATGGCGGCCCGGTGAATGCAGGAGGTCTTTATCAGGTCGGTGAGCGAGGGAAACCTGAGATTTACCAGGCCAGTACCGGTAAGCAGTACATGATACCGGGCGACAACGGCAGGGTGATCAGCAATAAGGACATGACTTCGGGTGGAGGGGGCGGCGCTCCGATTCTCAACATCTACAACTACTCATCCGCGTCTGTTGATGCTCAGGCTACGCAGAACGGCGATGGTTCATGGACGCTTGAAGCTTTTATAGCTGACATGAATAACGGCGGCCCAGCAAGCAACGCCATAACCAGCAACATGAACGTTAAACGCACGCCAAGAGGGCAGGGCTGATGCCAATTATCGACTATCCCGACTGGCTGCCGCTGGCGCAGAAGGCCAGCAAAAACATGACGCTCGATACCGGGTTCCAGACCGATCAGCCAGCGGTCGGCCCGGCTATCTTCCAGAACCTTACCGACGACCTGAAAGTGACCTGGTCTCTGACGTGGATCTTCACCCTGTCTGAGGAGCGAGCTTTCCAGCAGTGGCTGCGCAGCCCAAACTATCTCAACCGGGGACTGAACTGGTTCCGGATGAATATCAACCTGGGCGGCAGCGGTCTCCAGCAGCAGGAGCTTCACTTCACCCAGATGCCGGTGCAAACCAGTATCGACGGCGGAGTGGTGACCTGGACGGGAACCGTTATTGCCAACCACCTGTACAACGCCGATGACGAGTTTGACGACGTAATTGTTGAGCTGCCGCCGCCGTGGCCTTCAGTGCTTGATATCGTGGTGACTGGCTATCCGGACGGACGCGATCCGGAATCACTGCCGAGGGTGCCGTAATGCCGAGCTTCAGGGAGTATAAGCAGCAGCGTCCGACGCGCGGACTGTACGACACCATCTCGTTCTATCACCCATCATTTGGCTACGTCCGCCTTGTCGATAAGCAGTTCTTCCCGAAGACGCTCGGCGGCCAGACGTACACGCCAGCGCGCTTTGAAATCGAAGAGAGTCAGCAGAGCGGCACGCCGGTGATCGACGCGACGGTGAAGCTTGGGCGGCTGTCGTCGGATATCAAAGCGCTGATGAAACAGTGGAAGGGTGCGGCCAGGCTGACTGCCATCACGTCCACGCGGCAGATCTTCGACAGCGGCGACGTGTCGGTGCCAATTAAGTCGTGGCAGCTTTACGTCAAGACGGTGGATATCGATGCTGATGCCGCATCGGTCACGCTCTCCGTCACCAACCCTCTGAACAACAATATTGGTCGCCTTTATGATCCAGTCGAGTACACGGGACTTCAGTACCTCTGATTTTATCAGCAGGATGATCGGCGTGCCGTGGTCTAACCGCGCCTGCTCATTCGAAAAGACTGATTGCTGGGGGCTGGTTGTGCTGTATTACCGGCACGTTATCGGTATAGAGCTGCACCAGACACCGGACTACGAAGCCGGTGAGGACTTCTTCACCTGCTATCAGGGGGACGTCGTCTTCTGGCGCCAGGTCGATAAACCGATCGATGGGGGAATATTTGTCGGGTACCGCGGCGCGCAACCGGCGCACGTTGGGCTGGTGCTTAACAGGCAGGCGCTGCATTCACGCGGCGAGAACGGAAGCGTGCGCATGGACTCGTTGCTGGTCATTCAGCGGGCATTCACCAAAGTGGAGTACTTTTCGTATGGCGCTGGTTGAGATATCGAATTTTCCAGGAACGCCTAAGCTGCGTTGCAGGGTGCCAAACGGCACCCTTTTTTATGACTGGCTGGCGGCCAATGACGCTACTTTCCACCGTGACCTGCTGATTGTCCGCAATGGCGTAAAGCTGGGTGACGATGATGAGCTGGCGTTTGAGCTTAGCGAGCTGGACCACATCCAGATATTCGACCAGCCAAAGGGCATTGTCGACGACATCCTGAGTCCGATCTTTAAAGTGGTGGGCCAGGTGTTTTCGTTCCTGGCGCCGAAGCCGGCAATCGCGAACAACGGTGGTAATTCCGTCGACTCGCCCAACAATAGCCTGACCGGTCAGACAAATACCGCGCGCGTGTACAAGGCCAAGCCGGATATCTATGGCCAGATTCGCTCTTTCCCGGATCTGATTCAAGAATCAGTATTCGAATACGTGCACCAGACGTCCACCGATGGCGGCCTGAAGTACGTCACTGAATGGATGTGTATTGGGATCGGCAAATACGATTACGAGTCCGTGCGCTACTCAGAATCGAGCCTGGGCTCTCTGGCTGGTGCCGAATTCCAGTTCTTCAAGCCAGGAGAAGTTATCCCGCAGATCGTCGAGGGATACGGGTTCGATGACGTTGACGGCCAGGAGGTTCCCGGGCAGAACGAAGCCAGCGACTTTCCGATCGAAACAGCAACGGCAAACACGGTGGTCAGCGGAACGTATTCCGGCGGCCAGATAGCGATGAAAATCGTGAAACAAGCTGAGTTCGACTATTTCATGGGTCTGGTTCTGCCGCACGCGGTTACCTTCACCATCAACGTGACGTACAGCACCGCCTCCGGCAACGTAACTACCGATGCGACATTCTCCGGTACTCTGATCTCCGCCGTTGAAACAAACGATGGCGCGGTGGTGAATCCGGTGCGCTGGTACACGTTCACGATGAACCAGTTGGAGGGGCCGCAGGACATTCCGGCTAACGCCACGATCAACACTACGAAGTTCATCCTGAACGATAACGAGGCGCTGGTGGTTGGGCCGTTCTTTTCCCCGGTCGAGTCAACGCAGCTGTGGCTGCATACCCAGTCCAGCCTCGGCGGGAAGAAAGAGACCAACTGGAAGGTTGTCATCTGGAAAATCGACGACGACTACAACCAGGTGCCGGGAACGCAGCAGACGTTTACGTACCGGCAGACGACGCCGCACCAGTCGACGAGCGAAGTGTTTTATCGCACTGACAAGATCACTCCGACCGGCGGGTTCGGGAAATACGCGGTCAGCTTCCAGCGCACGGATAACTCCGGTGACGCGTCACTGCTCAAGGTCGAAGAGATCCACAGCATCAACATCAGGACAAACGTCGTTCATCCTACCGACACGCTTGTGCGAGTAAAAGTCCGCGCGACAGAGAACGCTCTTGGCAGCCGCGAGCGCAAATATAACGCACTGGTGACGCGCCATACCATTACGTACGACCTGGACACGCAGACGGTGGATTACACCCTGAGGCCGTCGCGCTCGTTCGCTGATGCAGTGGCTCACACCTGGCTCATCATGGGTGAGCAGCCGGTAAGCAGCATTGACCTGTACGGGCTGTACTCGATCGCCGAAAGCCTGCCTGATGAGCGACTGGGCTACTTCGACTACACGTTTGACGACGAGAACGACTCACTCGGCGATCGCGTGCAGGCGATCTGCAATGCGGCGTCGGTGGTGGCGTACTGGGATGACGGCGTGCTGACATTCACCCGAGATCAGAAAGTTGATTACCCGGCGGCCGTATTCAACCGGGCGAACATGAAGACTGACGAGTACAAAATGACGTACGAAGCTACTCTTCCGGGCGGTTATGACGGCGTTCAGGTGTCCTACGTCCACCCGACAACGAACAACAAGACGTACATCAACTACCGGGTTCTGAACGGCGCTATCGTTGAACAGGAAGCGGAGAACCCGAACAAGCTGGAGATCGTCGGCTTCCGTAATGAGTATCAGGCCCGGGAGCGAGCTCTGCGCGAAACCAAGCGCCTGATCTACTCGCGCGTGAAGATGAACGCGAAAGTGTTTGAGGACGGCATTATCCAGGTTGGCAGTGTCATTCAGATGCCTGATATCTACGACAGCAACCAGCAACAGGGTTACATCACCGGACGCGCCGGGAATAACTTCGATACCAGCGAGCCGATCGCGTTTACCGGTTCAATGTACGTTCTGGTGACCGACAGTCTGGGTAACCCGACGCTGCGCTATCCGGCGACGGCCCGCAGCGACACGAAGTACGGCTTCACCGCGGCAATACCCGACATTCAGCTCAATATCTGGAACGGAGACACTGTACAGCTCCCGTCGCGCTATCTCATTGCGACAGTGGAGGAACTTGACAGTCAGCTATGGACGGTCAACAGCATTAAACCAAACACAGATAACACGGTATCTCTGACCGTCGCTGAATACAGCGACGCCATCTACCAATAAGAACCCTCCCCGACCAACCAGACCCGGCCACCGTGCCGGGTTTTTTATGGAATAAATATGGCTACGACACCAACAAACCTGCCTGTTCCAAGCGAATCACCGCGCGACCTGAAGTTTAACGCCGGGAAAATTGACGAGTTCGTTACGTCTTTGGCGCAGCAATACATTGACCGCTTTGGCAACGCCCATTACACCATCGAAGGTTTGCGCTGGCTGGCGCAGCAGGCTATAGCAGCATTTGGCTGGATTCCGGTAGGGACATTCCAGGATGGCGCTACGTTAACGCTGCCAAACCAGATCCTGAAAGATGAAACTGATGGAGAATATTACCGCTGGGATGGGGCGTTGCCTAAAATGGTCCCTTCAGGCTCCACCCCATCATCATCTGGCGGCACGGGCGTTGGTGCCTGGGTCAGCGTCGGAGACGCAGCGCTACGGTCGATGTTGGCTAGTGGGGCCGATGGTAACGGTGATGCCCTGATCACGGTAAAGCAGCCACTGCCTGGCAGCGTTGCGAGAACACAGCACAATCTGAATGCTGACTACGTTAACGTTAAAGACTGGGGCGCAAAGGGAGATGGCGTGACAGATGATACAGCGGCAATCAATGCTGCCTGCTCATCTCTAACCGGAACAAGTTTTATCACTAATTTCCGTCGCCTGTACTTCCCTCACGGAACCTATGTTTACAAAGGTACAGGCATTGTCCTGCCTAACGGAACATCTCTGATTGGTGAGGACCTTTTCACAACCATCGATGCTTCTGCCAACACAAACACAGGCTACCTGATCACCCTTACCGGATTCCGTTCCAGAGTTGATACAATTGCGCTTAAGGGCAACAAAGATAATCCAGGAATGGTAGGGATATCTAGTTACTACAATTCTGATAATGGCGGTGTTCTGAATTGCATTCTTGAGGACTTCCACTACGGCATTGATATCGATAAGTGCTGGTACTCGGTTTATCGTAATATCAGGTTCAGAAGAAGCTCGTCTTCTGTTTCACTGACAGGATCACACATTCGTCTTGGCTTCAACTATCCATCAGAGGAAGTCAATAACCTTGAGTTCAGCAACGTATGGATGGCAGAACCTCAGAAACATTCATTAGCAATCTATTGTAGGCTTCAGGCTATAAAATTCACTGGTGGTTCTTTTGAAACGATTGGTGAAGCTCGCATAAAATTCTATACGACTACACTTCCATATGATTTATTGATTGATAACTGCTATATAGAAAATGATATCGCCACTGGCGGAGTTTACCTCGTAGAGGGCCAAAACACATCGCAGAGCGTGACAATCAAAGATTGTATGTTACGCCTGGGAAGTACGCCCGGCAGCCTTGGCAAGAACATAACTATATATATCGACGGAGGGTGGTCAAATTCTCCAGCTGTGACTTTGAATTCGAATAATACGAAAGTCTGGTTTCATCGTTACAGGGAAACGTCTGGAGGATTTGCTGATGGGGCAGATTACGGCAGGACAGGCTTATGGGACGGAACGGCAATGCACAGTTCCGCCATTCATTTAGATCCAAGGCCTCAATCAATCATTGACTGGAACCATTTAATTCCGTCTTATGTGAACTATAAATCGCACCCTTCTACCGCGCCGGTTGATGTATTTAAAGTGTACATTCCAGTAGGTTCTAATCCACGACAGATGATGCTAGAAATATCCGCTTTAACTAAGAGTATCAGCGAAGCATATATTCAGGGTATAGAGAAATATATGATAGCCATAACCTTGCCTGAATCATCAACGGCTGGCACAGGAGTTTATGTTGCAAAGCTCCACTCATCAGCGAAAGACAATTCAACCTTGCTAGCTGATCCGTCATTTGCAGTTACATCGAATGGCTATGACAGTGCTACAGATGCATACGAGTACACAATTTCACACAGTGTTTCCAACTCAACCAGACTTGGTACAACAACATTTGTTATGAGCGGGGTCTTCACAATGAACGCGCTATCTACAACTACCCCAAGATGGCGGATTAGACGGCTGTAAAGGAATGGCGCCCGTAAATAGGGCGCCATATCTCAACATACATAACGAACGATTGGGATTTTTTTAAGAATAAATGATATCGATAGAGATGCAATAAACATAAAAATACATACCAATGGAAGGAAGTAAATCATATTGTTGCTCCAACTCAGCCTCCAAACATCTTGTTTTAAAGGGATTAATAATGCTGGGTGAAGGCAGTAAATAGCGAATGTAAATCCGCTTATTTTATAAGATATGGTATTTAAATAGCTGCAATCTATCTTTGCACATAACAAAAGCAAAGAGCAAGCCGCAACGAACGTATTTATCGAGAAGTTATCTAAAAACGCTTGACTAGGGCCGCCGATAAAATGAGAATACCAATTGTTCATAATTGCTGTGAATGCAATGGAAGCGAAAAATATACCTGTTAATGCTAATTTACTCCTTATTTTGTCCTTGTAATCATATACATACTTGCCTATAAACATATACCAACTGAGCGTGACGAAAGAGTCCAGGTTAAACTTTGATTGGAGGTTGAATCCGGTTAATGACTTGATCAGATTAAACTGAAAAAGAACCATTATAGTAATAAAAAAGAACAGTCGCTGCTTATCGCTCATACCAAAATATGCTAAAGATATTATTGGAGTTATCAAGTACATTCCTAGAAGGAAGTATAGATACCAAAGATGATACATGGCCTGACCGGTTATTATTTTGATAAAGAAACCGGAAATAGTAGGGTTGTCATTATAGAATGTGTAATAAAAAGCAGACCAAGCTAGTAGTGCGGCAATAGCTTTTGGAAACTTTTTCTTGTAAAAAGTTGCTGCGTCGATATCCTTTTTAACCAAAAGTATTCCTGAAATCATGATAAAAATTGGAACTGCGCACCTGGATAGAGAATTGTACACGTTCACCACATCCCAGACTGGCTGAAACTTATAATTCCAGTATGCGGTTACATGTGTCATGACAACAAGGAAGCACGAAATTGTTCTTGCGATATCGATATCGTAATTACGTCCTGCTACAGTGCTCATTGTGCTATTGTCCTTAACTATCAAAAAAATATATAAATCAGTAGATTCTGAGAGGTCTGAAGTGTAACACCAGATGATCACTTGATCGACCCTCACATTTAGCGATACTGTATATGTATACAGTTATTTTGTGAGGTGATTATGCCACGCACAGCAGACATACACGCAGCCTTTATTGCGGCCATAGAGCTTAACCCAAAGGGCTACCGCTACCTGAGAACAGACAGCTTTATAGAAAAGTTGCGTGGTTTTAACTGGCACTTCACCCGAGCCGACGCCAATGCATGGATAGAGCGCAATCAGCCAGGCTTCGCTGACAAGACGACAGACGGTAGCGACAACAGGTACTGGATCCTGCGTAACATGGGGAGGGTGCACTGATGGGATTTCCTTCACCGGCGGCTGATTTCGTAGCACCGCGTTTATCTCCGGAAATTATCTGCGGGATCGGCATGGACAGCCGCATCCTCGAAACCTCGTCTGGCTTTGCGGTTATCGAGCCGTGCACCAGACTGGTACAGAATCAGGTTCTGCTAATCCTCAGCGGCGGACGGACTCAGTTTGCCAGGGTCATGGGCAGGGCGCTGATTTGTGATGATGGTGAAGCGATAGAGGGGGAGGCTGCGGAAGAGGTTGAGGTGATGGGGCGGGTGACGTTCTTCATCAACAGCGTGATGCAGGATGACAGGGTGGTGTGA